AACTTGATTTTTCAGCTATCGACTGGGAACAGAGGCGATATGAACTAGCGAAAGCTGCCATGCAAGGATTTTGCAGCAATCCACATGAACAGGTAATGAGTGCTAGTTCAAATATTACAGCAGAATGGAGTCTTGGTTTCGCTGATGCGCTAATAAAGAAATTAAAAGGAGAATAAAATTATGACCGAAGAACTTGTAACATTAGAAACAGCAAAGTTGCTGAAAGATAAAGGGATGTTTATAGATATAGAATTTCCTCCGCAATCCATTGCCCAGAAATGGCTACGTGAAACCAAGAATATTCATATATGTATATACAACTGTGCTTGTGGCTATGGATACGAAATATCTAAAGCTGACAATGGAACTCATATAACCAGTTCTGTTTATAAAGAAACAAATGACGGAGAAAAATGGGATACCTATGAGGAAGCACTGGAAGCTGGTTTACAGGAAGCATTAAAACTTATATAAAAATGAAAAAGATATATTTCAATGATAAATTTAGATTAACACAAGCGGTGTTGGACGGTCATAAGACAATAACTAGACGAATTGTTCCATTTACATATTGTAAAGATAAAATTCATTTGTCTAGATATAAGGTTGGTGAAGTTGTTGCCATTGCGCAAAGCTATGAAACCGTTTACCATGAACAAGGATTGGAAACACTTGATATGTTAGTTAGTGGTTGGAAGTATAGCAAAGGTTGGCGTAATAAACTCTTTGTCCGCGCTGACTTCATGCCCCATCATATCCGAATTACCGATATCAAGGTTGAACGTTTACAGGACATTAGCGATGAAGATTGCCTGGAAGAAGGGATATATGAAGATTCGGGTGATGATGAGTTTCCACCATCTATATTTTATGAATTTGAGGGAAACAAAGACGATGGATTTGATACACCCCGTGAAGCCTTTTCCGCCCTCATAGATAAAGTATCAGGCAAGGGCACATGGGAATCCAATCCTTATGTTTTCGTATATGTATTTGAACTGATTGATTAACAGATTATATTGTTATGGAAATAGCAGAATTAAAAAAAAATGGAAAGAAATGACATTGATTTCCCGTTACTCCGTATATTTAATGGAGTAACGGGGCGATATGAACTTCTTATTGACGATATATCCATAGACGCTTATGGACGTGTAAGAGATAGCAGTGGTTGTGTAGTAGAATGGTTTACAGGCGTGTTTGACATGAACGGAATACCATTGTTTGAAAACGACATAATCATGCCTGTAAAGGACGGAATAAGCCAATATAGACGTATCTGGAGAACGATAGGAGGATTTGTATTAAGCAGAAGAAATGATGTGAAAGGACTGTCCAAATTGGATATGCTTGGTGCTGACTATCTTGTGAACGAACGTGTGCAGCAATACATATCTGATGGTTGCATAAAGGTAGGTTCTGCAACAATCGATCTTGACCTGTTAAAAGGGAGAACGAAAGAAGAAATTATCAGGAATTTATCAAGGAGAGTAAGATGAAAGACAAAATGCTAGAGGAAAGTTTGAACAATTTATACAGGACGTTTCTTATTTGGGTGATAAGATGTTATCCTATATTGTTCTGTCTTGCAATACTTGTCCATCAATGTGAGGTTATACACTCTGTTGGCACAGGTGATATTATTGAGTATTATGATGGTGACACATTGGAGTATATTCAGTATGCCACTCCGTTTTCGGACAAGTACCTTACCATATTCTTTAACGCCAAACTGTTTAATGCAATATTGTTTTATGTGTTGTCAAAGGTATTTTTATTTTGTATATACCATAGAGTATTTGTCATTGAAATGTTTATATACGCAATACTGGATATTGTATTTAATAATGTGGTGTTTGAGGATGTGAGATGCACTATGTTTTATTCGTATATATCAATAGGATTTGTAACTGTATGTTTCTTTATTGCATTGTATCTACATCAACGATTCGGAGATAGGAATATAAATAATCATCAATCTATAACCGATGGTTTTAGAAACTGTTGTAGATTATAATTTCTGTTTTCCTGTGGGCTGTAATCCTCCCGTATTCTTCATGTTTATCTTGACCTTTATGGGAGATGCCTTTTTATTTGATGTTACCTTAGGGGATTTAACATTAACCCTAATCACTTTCTTTGCCATATATTACTCATTTTAATTGTTTTGCAAAAATAATGATTTTTTTTGGTATTATGAAAACTATATGTATCTTTGCGGTGCGATAGTTTTTGGACTTTTTTGTTTTATAATGATAGCTGCTACCTAAAATATAAGCAGAGGTTTCTTCATACATTTTTCATAAGTCTAATGTATAACTGTCGCAAGTTGAAGAGATCTCTGCTTCTTTTTTTTATTTATGCGACAGTTTAATGAAGAAAACTTAAATGACACAGGTGTTGTTTTAAGTACGGCAAATCCCTCCGAAATGGGTAAGATGTTTTCTTATAATGGAATAAATGTTAGGATGCGTAAGATGAATGGATATATCCTTGTATGTCTTACAGATTTTGCTAGGTTATTTCCTGATAAAAATCTATCCACTATTATAAATTCTAAGGAAATGACTGATTATGTAAATCGTTTGAGCGAAATAAAAAATTTTATTTCGACTGATTTACTGCAAATTATAAAGGGAGGAAATGTATCACAGCAAGGAACATGGGCACATCAAAAAATAGCTCTTAGGGTTGCTCAAAAATTATCCACTGATTTTGCTATTTGGGTAGATGACAAGATCGAAGAGTTTCTTACCACGGGAAATACTTCTATATCATCAAGACTTCCAAACTTCAACAATCCTGCCGAAGCTGCTAGGGCTTGGGCTGATGAGTATGAAAGGAATCAAGCATTAACCTTAGAAAACAAGGAAGCAAAGCTACAACTAGAACTAAAGACGGAACAACTAGATGAATCCAAGGAATGGTATAGTATCAAAAGATGGTCAAAGGAAAACGGTGTAAACTGGAGAAAGGTTAGCTGGAGAAAGATGAAAGTAATATCTTACGAGCTAGGTTACGAAGTGAAAAAGATTTTTGATGCTAACTATGGACAGGTTAATATATACAATGTGAATGTATTTAAGGCATACTTTAACAAATGTGAATAAATAATATGTATTTTAAAATGTTTGATAGTATATCATTTTATTGATTATATTTGCATCATGTTTGAGTGTAGAAGCAAGCATACTATAATAAAAGTTTAGGGGGAAAGCGTTCCCCCGATTTTAGTAACCGTAAAAGTGATAAAACAATGATTCTACTAGAAATTTTTCAAAACTGCTTTATTGTAGGGTATGATGGAAAGAAAATACCCTTCGTGAAAGATGATTTCCTGTTTAGTGATACCGGGGAAAGATACATTTTTACCAACAAGGAAGACGGTGAACAGGTTAGTCTACCGAAGCAATCGACAATAGTAATTAAACATAATATTTGCCATGAAGGTATTGATTAGAAAGGATTCAAGCGACATAAGAAACAGACTTGAACGGTTAGGGTACACCGCTTCCGATAAATCGTTGGATGGATTTGGTGATGGCATATTTGTAGACAAGTCAGATAATACTTTTCACGTAAAATCAGAGTGGAATGTTATTTATATGTTTCTTGAAACAGTAGATTGCGGAGTTGACGAGAATATGTTTTTTGATTTTGTAGAAAACGACATAACGTCAATAATGCCAATGATGCTAGGAAAGTATAAATCTTTAATAAAAATTTGTGACTTTCCCATCATTAATACATCTAGCATTAAAGATGTGTTATACCGTGAAGATAGAGAACATAACATCATAGAAGTTATTGTTGTTTCAGTGTATGGGTTAAAGTTGAAAAGCGTAAAGGATGTTGACTTTTCAGACCCTAATGCGGATACAATAATAGAGTATATGAAATCGTTGCATAAACAACTAAAAGAATATATAAAGCATGAAATGTAATTTTACCCCTATGGACAAATTCTACCAGATACTGGATTACTACGGTTTGTCTTACACGGAGATTAAGAAAAATCATATCCGTGTGTTTTATGAAAACAAGAAAATGTTTGATTATTATCCGCTTCGCATGAAGCTGTTTGATTACCACGAATGGCATCAGCTTACTTATCCGTTCGTGAAGGGCAAGGAAGATGAATGGGAAATAGAACTTACCATGTTCATTAGCGGAGTATTGGGAGATGAGATGTTTAAAAAGTTTAAAAACGATTGATTATGGATAAGAAAGAAAAGAAATTTACTCCAAAAGCTATAAATTTGTGTGGAAAACGGAGGATGCTGTCATCCATAAAAGGATGGGAGATTGTTCATTATAACAATTACTCTAAAGGTACAGCCAATGTTCAGCCTGTGGACAAACTGAGAGTGACACTTTCAGGGCGTGAAGTAATTGAGTATGTCCTGAAAGATGGAGATAAAACGATTGATAAACTAGACAGTTATTTCGGATTGCTATGATGATAAAAGTAGACATACCAGAACCGTTCATAGACGGTGACAATACGATGGTAAACATCACGTCTGATTCATTCTGCTATTCCAGCATTGATTCACGTTATGAAGGATTTCAGAGTTCCTACAAGGACGGTAATATGAATCAGAAGATACAGGGAAAACTAGAGATAATTGCGGACCAGTTTAAAGAACTTATAAAAATAATAGAAGATGGAAAGACATTTGTTAATACAGGAGTGTGAGAGAGAGGAAAAGATGAAGGAGTTACGCAAGCAGCAGAACGATCTTATCAAGAAAGGCCGTATGGTTGAATGCTCTCGTGTAACAGCCAAGATAAAGGAGTTTCAGGAAGCATATATCAAGGCTTATCCTGACGGTAAATATGTAAGAGGCATGGATATTATCAAGAAGATGTCTGATGATGAGAAAATGGATTGGATGATGTATATTAATGCCATTGCTTTCTGTGCTGATATTATTCACTCATCTTCCATTGAGCTGAATGAAATGCTAAAGAAAACACTCCCAGGTTCCAGCCTTCAAATGTTTGAAACGCTTGAAAAGGTAGGTACTATGGCAAAGAATCAAATCCTATGGATGGATAACAATGTTGACGAGAAATACCAGGATGATTTTGCAAGATATGCTGATGAAATATCCGTGATGCTTTTATCATTTGTTAAAAATAAATTTTTGCCTAGGAGATGACACGAGAAGAGATACACAAAAATGTACTGACAATAAGGAATTATTATTTCAGTATTCAGAACAAGATTGATAATGGATACAATTTTTCAGAATTGGACATAGATTCTAAAACGCACAATAAGATGATTGACGATACAATAAAATCAGCCCTTGAAGATCATAAAATGATTCTTGCTTTGGAAAAGTATAGATTATGAAAAGGAAAGATATAGACGAAGGATATATTGTAGGTGACTTTTATATTATTAAAAGCCCTATCAAAGAGGGATGGCTTCACATAGTGAATATAAAAACATCTTGGCAGATAAAGGTGATGATGGGAGCGAATACGGCAAAGTTCCTAAGCCTTCCCCAACAGGAGATATTTGACAGGATTAACGGAATATACATTCAATCCATGATGTCTTTATACGATTCAGAGTATGCCTTGAAAATAGCTAAAGATGCTGTGTCTTATATGTCTGAAAAGGCAAAAAAGGTGGGGAATACTGAAAATGAAGATATTGAAAAGGTGAAGAAAGATGAGTTTATGATGAAGATAGCCACATCTTCCGATGAAGAAATTATGGATATGATCGTAAATGGAGAAATAAAGTACGAATATTTCAAACAAGAACAGGAGGATTAAATCATGCAAGACTATATTTCAGACTGGTTCATTCCGATGGATTTCGGTAATGATATGCCGGACGAAGAGCCAAGTGGTGAGGATAATTTCAATTTTGATTAAGATAATTATTAATAACAATAAACATGAAAACATTTTTTGAGTGTAAAATTCGCTACGAAAAAGTAGCAGAAAATGGGATGAATAAGAAAGTAAGTGAGCAATACCTGGTTGATGCGCTTAGCTTCACTGAGGCGGAAGCACGTATTATATCGGAAATGACACCGTTTATTAGTGGCGAGTTCACTGTTTCGGACATTAAACGCTCCAATTACAGCGAACTGTTCCCCTCTGAGAAAGATGGAGCCGATCTATGGTTTAAATGCAAGCTGTATTACATCACGCTAGACGAAAAGAGCGGAGCGGAGAAAAAGACATCATGCTATATGCTTGTTCAGGCATCCGATTTGAGAGATGCTGTAAAGAAACTTGACGAAGGAATGAAAGGCACAATGGCAGACTATGTGATTTCATCCATTGCCGAAACTGCCATCATGGATGTATATCCGTATGAAGCGGAAAATGATTCCTGTTTATCGGAATACCCAAGTGGACACAAGACGGAAGCTGTCATAGGCGGAAAGAGCGTCATTGTAGACAAAACGGGAAATTCAACTGTAGTTTTACCTGGTTAAATTGAATAGATATGTCAAACGAACAACAAAGCCAGGTTCTCCATCATTGGAGAACTGGAAGTCAATCTGATTATGTGGGAGTAGAAATACTCCCTAACGGTCAGTCTATCATTGCTACAATATCCCATATCGTATGGGATGAGAATGCAAAGGTACAAGGTAGTAAGAAACCATCATGGATTGCTTACTTTAAAGAAACAAATCTTGTTCCTAAACCTATGCTGTTGAACAGTACGAACCGTAAACGCCTTACCAAGCTGGCTCAAACTGATTATCCTGAAACCATCCGTGATTTCCGTGTCATATTATGTAAGGAACTGACACGTGACCCAAGCGATGGAGGAAAGGTCTACGGATTGCGTATAGGGCGTGATGTTCCGCCACCACCACAGAAGGAGAAAATGACAGTAAACTCTGATAAATTCAAGGCTGCATTGGAAGCGTTAAAAAGTGGGAAATGCGAAATTGGATACATCACGGCAAGCTATGATGTGGACGCGGAAGCTATGAAATTGTTTAACGAAGCGACTAAGAAATAATGGAAGCAGAAGAAAAAGAAAAATTATGGCTTATGAAGAGGTGTGGTAAAATCACCTCTTCCGCCATTGGAAAACTTATGGTTTCCGGGAGAAGGGAAATGACACCTTCCGAACTAGAGATTGCAAAAAAACAGGGCGTAAAGAGAAAGACAGTTGACGTTCCTTTCGGAGATACAGCTATCTCTTATCTTTATCAGGTTGCAAGGGAAAGAAGGTTAAACAAACCATGCCGACATATATCCACCTCTGACATGGAATGGGGAAAGGATCATGAAAAAGACGCTATCGAGTGTTTTAACCATAACACGTTCTCTAGACTAATGTCCTGTGCGGATGATTTTGACGAAATTGTTTTTGTCGATAATATCTATGATGGATATGGTGATTCTCCCGATGGATATGGATTTGATGTCAATGGTAAATTGTCTTATATAGCAGAAGTGAAATGCTTTACTTCTGAAAGTAAGATTGAATATTTGAGAGAAGCAACAAAGGAACAGGCGATAGAGGAATACTATTGGCAGCTAATGTCGCATTTCCTTTCCCATCCCGATGTGGATAAAATGTATTATATCGTATATGACGGTAAATCTGATGATGATCCATTTGATTTACGCCCGGTTAATGATCCGTCAAGGCTTTTGTATTGGGAACTTGACAGAAGCGATTATAAAGATGATATAGACAGGATGGAGGATAAGTTGCAAATGGCTCTATCTTATCTTTCATTCAACGAAGGTGATGCGAAAAAATACCCAATAAGCAAAATAAATGACTTTGTTGGTGTTTCAAATATGTAACGGGTAATTGCGGAGTTACCACAAAAAGTTAATAATATGTCAACAAATATAACATTATCTAAAGAAAGTAGTGAAAGCGAAATTAAGGAGTATTTCAATGAAATATTAAAGCTATCACAATCAGATAACGAATTCCCAGTAAATTTTGATGATGTATGGATGCTTGTTTATCAAGACAAGCATAAAGCAGTAAACGAACTTAAGGAAAAGTTTATTGAAAGTGTTGATTATCAGGCAATCACCCAAAAAGTAAAATGCCAAAATGGAATCGGTTATTCAAGAAGAATTGATTATCATATTACTGTGCCTTGTCTTGAATTTTTTATTGCAAGAAAAGTAAGATCAGTATTTGATGTTTACCGACAAGTATTTCATCATACCGTTAATAAGATTATAGAGAATAAGTCAATTGATAGTCAACCAACCATATCGGACAAAATGAATGCAGCTACATGGGCGGCAAAGTTTTTGAACTTAAATGATAATTCAAAGTTGATTATCGCAAAACAAATACTTGGCCCATTAAATATATCTCTTCCAGGTTATACATCATCGAAAGGGATACTAAAGTCTGTCTCTGAATTGTTATCTGAAAAAGGAATTAAAATTTCCGCACAGGCATTTAACAAGGCTGCTGTCGAAAAAGGATACCTATGCGAATTGAGCCGAAATTCTTCACACGGTAAGAAAAAACGATTCAAATCAATCACGGAAAAAGGTCTTTCTTATGGGGAAAACCAAGTAAGCCCGAATAATCCTAAAGAAACACAACCTTTGTGGTATGAGGATAAGTTTGAAGATTTATTGTCTAAATTGTTATGACTACATTAATCAAGCACAACAAACCTAATCGTGGGGATGAAATAATCATCCCCTATCTTGCCATAGAAAACAATATCAACTTTATCATGCTCAATGGAGGTGTAGGTGACGTTGAACTTATGGACGGAACGAAATGTAAGTCAATAAGCTGCACTCCTATCAAATTTGATGATGCAGGAGATGATATATATCGTATATATGGCATAGGAAAAGAAGCATGGAAAATGGCATGGCTGAAAAGAGTACATGCCATGAGTGATGAAATTGTAAAACTAAAGTTAGATTTCAATGCCAGCAATTAGCGAATTATGGATAGATTATCCAATATCTTACCGTGACGAAAAAGGAAGGTTCGTCAAAGGTCATAATTATGGATTCAAGAAAGGAAGGAAAGTATCGGATGAGGAACGTGAAAAGAAAAGAGTTATTATGAAGGAACTCATAAAGAAACGAAAGGAAAACGGTTCTTATCTCGGCCATAGAAACAATACAAGGGCTGTCATTGCGATAGAGGATGGCACGAACAGATTCCTATGCTTTGAAGCCTGTTGTGACTGTGAGAGGAAATTAGGTATGCCACAACGCTCATGCAGTTCTTTCTGTAAGGGGAAAAACGGGCATAGATGGAGAAACTTTAAATTGTTTTACGAAGATGAATACGGATTACGTTGACGAATTTGAAAACTACGACAGGAAGCTAATCAAACTAAATAGTGACACTGCCATTTTGCTGCATATATTTAAGAAAAAACCAAACCACCACTTCGAGGATTGGATGGTTCTTCAAGACAATGAGGAATATTTCAAAAAGGAATGTATTCCTGATTATGAAGATTCCGCCAGGCAGTTTGTCAAGCAGTTTGAAGGAGAAGAGTGCATGGCTTTTGTGATTGCATTGAAAAAAGAACTTGAAAGAATCATACAAGAAAATGAGTACAAACAAAATCAAGCTAAGGGATTACCAAGAGGTGGGGATAACCCGTCTGAGAAATGCCCTGACTAATCATAAACACGTCATATTCTCAGCCTGTGTAAGTTACGGCAAAACGGTCATAATGAGTTTTATGGCTAAAGGTGCTGTCGAAAAGGGGAATAAGGTGCTTATCGTATCCCACAGATCTGAACTTATGACACAGACAGGGGGAACGTTGGAAAGAGTTGGCATACAGGCTGAATACATCTCTCCTAAGCACAGGAACATACCTAAAGGTCTAGTAGTATCAGCAATGGCTCAAACTCTCCGTAGAAGGCTAGAAAAGCCCGAATGGGTTAAATGGGTTAAGAGTGTATCTCTCTGCCTGATAGACGAAGCGCACTCGTCTGATGCGGATTATCTCTTTGAATCAGGTTTGCTTGATGATAAATATGTAGTAGGTCTTACAGGAACCCCGATGAGAAGTGGAAACCAAAGGCAGCTTGGCATGAACTATGAAGAGATTGTAGAAACCGCTCAGATACAGGATATGATGGACCGGGGAAATATAACCAAGTTGAGAACGTTTACAGTTGATGCGCCCGACTTGTCTAAGGTTAATACCGATTATCGTACAGGTGACTTTGATAGCAGGCAGATGGGGGCAGTGTTCAACAAGTCTGTACAGTACAAGGGGGTGATTGAAAACTATATGCGTATCTGCCCGATGAAAAAGGCAATCTGTTTTGATGCCACACAGGCAAATGCGATAAGGATGTGCGCTGAATTTAATGAAGCTGGCATTCCTGCAAAATTCCTCATATCAGGCATAGACAAGAACAAACCTGATGAGTTGGCATTATATGAAAAATACAAGCATCTTACAGGAAACAGAGAACAGCTTATCAAGGATTTCCATGACGATAAATTCACCGTTATATGCAACAGTGGCATATTGTCTACGGGATACGATGAAACAAGTATAGAGGTTTGCATATTAAACCGTGCTACACAATCCGTTCAGTTCTATATCCAGGCAACCGGCAGGGCTATCCGACTTCACCCAAACAAGACGGAAGCATTTCTCCTAGACTTCGGTGGTAACATATCACGGCTCGGCAAGTTTGAGAAAGAACGTCAATGGGCTTTATGGCATAACAAGGGAAAATGTGAAGGGATACAAGGAGTGAAAGAGTGTAAACAGTGTGGTAAATATATTGCCATAACCGCTTCGGAATGCCCTTTCTGCGGATATGTATATCCAACCGAAAAGGAAATAAGAATGGCGGAACTACAAGAACTAGTAGGAGATTTAAAGTTTGAGCAAATGACGCCTACTCAATTTTTCCAGTATGCGGAACTTAAAGGATACAATACTTATTGGGCGATACGGCAGTTGTATATCAGAAATACGGAAACTGATTTTCGTAAAGCCATGAAAGAATGCGGATATTCCAGCAAGTTTATATGGGGTTATATTCAAAGAAACAAGAAAATAACATTATGAAAAATAACTTTAATCCTTGGGAAGTGTTTGATGAGATTGAATGTTCCCATAACCCGGAATATATTGTTTGCGTGTCACATCTTAGACATTACACGAATATTTTTGGCATAGACAAAAGGCTTATAGATTTTCTTGGAATGGAAAAGAATACAATATTAGATATTGAAACATTTTGTTTTGGCGGAATGGACGTTTTCGGGATAAAAGAAAATTATGTTTCCGTAATAGAAGATTGTAAAAGACAAAGGGAAGCAAAGGAAGAAGCCTTGGAGAAAAACAGGAAATTGATAGCCATGCTAAAATTAAAACGTGAAAATATGTGCGGCATAGGTACAAGAAAGGTAAAATTAATGCTTAATAAAAAGATAAAACAAGGAGATTTTACGGCTAAAATTTACCGTGTTGCATTGGAGATACAAGATTACAACATAAAGGCTAAAGACGCTCCATTTCCCTACTCAGAAAAGATGTATGCAAAGAAAGAAGATTTGATTGACAAACTTATCGAAATATATAACGAAAGTAAGTTATCTTTTGGGCGCTCAGAGGATAAGGGGAAAAGAGTTTCTTTTATTGTATATTTTGATCTTCCTTTAGGGAATCAAATCTCTTTTCACTCTACAGTAAAAAGGAATATTCCTGTATATGAAAAAGAGTGGGATGGATTGGTAAACAGTACATTGGACAAGTTAGAAAAAGAAATAAAACAATACTTAAACATTTAATCATGGGAAAAAATTTATTGCAGGAAGTAACAAACTATATTTCATAGGTGACTGGATTGACGAGTATTGCGATTTGCGGTTCGATGATGTGGTGAAATAATGTACGGACGATTTCTTGTCAGAAAACATTTCTTTGGATGATCTTGCAAAATAGCAATACAAAGTCTTGCAGGAACGGAGAGTATTGCTGCTGTCGCTGCAAGCATAGATATACGGTTATTGTGGACGGTTTGTTTGTTGGATATGTCTGCTATATTCCTTGGTTTGAAAAAAAACGTTGCCATGAAGATAAGAAACAGCGGACATGATATGTGTGAAGGATTTGAGATGGTTGATAACAAACTTTAACCTTTTATTTTTCTCATATATCCCATTTCGTGATACCTTTGCCAAATACAATTTTTTTTATCATGGCTGAGGAAAAACGGTCTGCGGAAGAAAAGAAAATGCAGAAAGATATAGTAGTTAGTTACAGGAACGAGAAGGAAGGTAAAGGATGCAGGGGATTGCTTGTAGCATTCTTTTCCGAACTTCTCCATCCTGCTGTAAGTGGTAACAAGTCGGCTGAGTTCCGTGCTCTAGGGGCAAAGAAAAGTATGCCTGACCTTGCTTATATACATGACGGTAAGATATATGGCATAGAACTTAAAATGCCTGACAGTAACCATGACCGTAATCATATAATAGAACAGGCTGATGTGATGGCTACATATTTCTTTAGAGGATATTTCGTATGGTCTAAGGAAATGTTGTGGAATATACTTGACGCTATCGAGCGTGGTCAGCCTATAATGTCGAATACATTGCAGGTTAAAGATTACTGTTTACGTAACAGCACTACAAAAGTAAGTTTTGAAAAAATAATTAAAGAACTGTTTTAATGAAAGTTATATATAATAAAATCATCCCATTCAAGGGGTACAAGTGTATAAATTTGTTTGGGGTTATTTTTGTAAGAAAAGGATGTACGATGCGTGAAAGAGATTACAATCACGAAGCGATTCATACAAAACAAATGAAAGAGCTTTTGTATGTTCCGTTTTACATTTTGTATATTTTGGAATGGCTGTACAGGCTTACACAAAAAGGTAATGCGTATAAGAATATATCGTTTGAGAAGGAAGCCTATGATAACGAGAACGACATGGATTACCTTGATAAAAGAGAACATTTTTCTTGGATTGAATACATTTAAATTTGACATTTATGAATAAAATAGTTTTTGATAGAAAAGTTTTATATTCAACGTTAAACTCAGCCAAAGCCTGCCTTTCCGATACAGGCTTGACGATATTGAAATGTTTCCGTTTTAAATATGTATCATCAGAAAATTCAATAGAGGTTACTTCATACAATAACCTTAATGAGATGCGTTTGATTATTCCAGTTGTTGATTCAGACTGCAATGACGGGCAGGAGTTTGCAGTAGACGGAATAAGACTTGTAAAGTTACTCAAAACAGTAAGGGATTCCATTGTTTCTGTAAAGATATATGATGAAGAAGTTATATTTTCTTACAATGGAAGTGAAGCATCTTTCTTTGCGGAAGATGTAGAATCTTATCCTGATATTAAAATGGGTAAGCGTGGTACCGGGATAAGGGTCAACGTGAACAGGAATGATCTGTATAGAGCATTAAAAAGGAACATAGGATTTAATGATATCAGTGACGTTGTGACCAGCCTTAGTGGAGTGGGGATAAATTTTATTTGTTCCAATAATTGCATTGATATATGTTCGTCCGATAAGATTGTATTTGTCAGAGATGTTATAGAATGTCAGCCGGATATATCAAAGGACTTGTGCATAAATGTAATGCCTACATCGGTAAAGGAAGCGTTATCTTTTCTTGAAATGTTGTCAGAAGAAAATGTAACTGTTTCTGTATCTGATGATGATAGGGTGATGTCTATATCTTATGGGGATTTCGGTTCTGTCTTTAATTGTACGCTGATGGAGGTTAAGTTTGTAAACTACACACCATTGGTAAACAATATAAAATCAAACTTTAATTACTTTATTAAAGCAAGAACTAGCGACTTGATAGATTCCCTTTCAAGAATAAAGGTAATGTCAGATGTGTATAATATATCACATTTTGTTTGCAGGGAGGGAGATAATAAAATGGATATAACATACACAAATGATGCAGGGTATAAAATATCGGAAAATGTCGGAATTGAAGGATATTGTCAAGGGCGTTTGGATTGCAATCTGAATATTGAAAAGATGATTAACGCATTGAAAGTGTTCCCTGGGGATTATGTCACATTGGCATATACCAATCCTGAGAATAATGCTCCTATATGTATCATTAATGAAGAGGGTAATTATAAATTAATGGGCGTAGTAAACATTTTTAAGAGTTGATAACTATTATTTAACATATCGAATATACCGTTTTATTATTTTTGCAACAAAAATATATAACTCATGGAAAACGAAGAAAGAACAATTCAGATTCTCGCTGAAACAATAGATAGGTTAAACAAGACGATAGAATCACAGAACAGGTTGATTGAGGATTTAAAAAACAGACTTGAAACAATTCAGAACGAATATAGCCCTTCAATTATGACTGTAGGAGTATTGATAGAAAAGTTGAATAATACAAAGACAAGAAGCGGAAAGGTAAGATTTGAAGCATTATCCAAACATATAATGCCATATCTTACCAATCAGCTTTATGACGAGTATGATTTTAATGATGCCATTCCTACGTTCAAGGAAGTCCCGTCCGTTGAAAAGCCTGTCAATCGTGACATGATAGATGATATGATCAATGTTATAAAATCAAAGAGAAAGATAAGCGAATCATCCCAAAAGGCATATCTTTTAATGCTTAAAAGAATATTGTCCGAATCAAAAGAGATGAGCAAATATATCAATGATTATATTATCTCACTGAACGTAAAATCTCCTTCAAATATATCTCTTACGGATGAAGAAATAGAATTATTCTGGAATGTCGAGCCGTTTAACGTTACAGAAAAAATTGTAAAGAAATTATTTCTGATTCAATGCTATACTGCCATGAGATATTCCGATATTTTCAGATTGAAAGATTCTATGATGGAGGGAAATGTTATTTCGTATATATCAAAAAAGACAGGTAAGAACGTTGAGGTTCCCGTACCTTCCAAGATTATAGAAATGATAAAAGAGGTTAGATCGTTCGATAAATACAACATAGAATCTTCCTTAAAGACTACTATGAATGAAGTTCTACCAACTCTTGGATGTAGAGCAGGTATAAACAAGCAGGTATTTGTAAGACGGGCAAATGTACTTATGAAAGGGCCGAAGTACCAGTTCATCAAAACACATACAGGACGTAGAACAGCTATTACCAGATGGGCTAATATGGGAATACCAGAAGGAGAACTGAAATCTATGGCTGGTCATTCTGATATAAGAACTACGAACAGATATATTACTGCAAGCGTATCAAATAAAACAAAAAATATTTTAACGGATGGAAATATTGGAGAATGTGCTGTCGATTGAAAAAACGAAACACCTGCAAGAACTTGGAGTGAATACAGGTAACGCATCAATGACTTGGATGTTATATCCTTATGAGGAAGGCAAACAACCACAATTATCTTTACGAGAGTGGAGAACTTTCAAGGAACCGTTCAGAAAAGAACATTGTATTCCTGCATTTACTTTGCTTGACATCCTGGAACTGTTACCAAAAGAGATAGAAACAGGAACGGATACTTATTGGATTACAATGTATTTTAGTGACAATTGTTGGCATATTTGTTATTCTATGTCGGACGAATTTGATTATTATCAAGAATTTTTATCTTACTCATTAATAGATGCAGCTTATGAAATGCTATGTTGGTGCGTTGAGGAAAGATTAATACCATAAAGATAAAACGGAATTAATTCAAAACGACTTGGGTTTGAGCCTTATGTGAGCGTAAATCGTAATACAGGTGCTCTTATAAAAAAGGAGGATATGAATTTACTCGAAGAATGCGTGAGGCGTAGAATTATTGAAATATCAAAATAACGAAAAATAAACAATATCATGGAACAGAAAATAAAGGCTTATAAAACATTTGATAAGGATTTATCTTGTAGAGGGTTTAAGTATGAAGTAGGTAAGGAGTATGAAGAAACAGGTTACATAAAGGTATGCGAGAAAGGTTTTCATGCATGTCCTTATCCTCTGGATGTTTTTGGTTACTATCCGCCGGCTGGGGCAAGGTTTTGTGAGGTTGAGCAGAGTGGTAAAATAGACGATTCAGAAAGTAACAAGGTTTGTTCTTCAAAAATTAGAATAGGTGCTGAGCTTGATATAAGGGGGCTTGTGAAAGCAGCTGTATCTTATGTCAAGGAACGGTGTACTAACGAGTGTAATGCGGAACCGGGAAAACCTGCCACGGCTGGTAATTATGGTGCTGCCACGGCTGGTGATAATGGTGCTGCCACGGCTGGTGATTGTGGTGCTGCCACGGCTGGTTATAGAGGTGCTGCTACGGCTGGTGATAGGGGTGCTGCCACGGCTGGTGATAGTGGTGCTGCCACGGCTGGTAATCATGGTGCTGCCACGGCTGGTAATTATGGTGCTGCTACGGCAAGAGGAAAGGCTTTAACAGGATCTAATGGTTTGTCAGTAGCAAGAGGAAAAAATGTTCAGGTAAAAGGCGGAATAGGTGCAATTTTGGTCATAGCTGAGGAAAGGGATAATACGTATGATATTGTTGATTGGAAGGCTGTAGTAGTTGATGGTGAGGTTGTCAAGGCTGATACATGGTATAGACTGGAAAACGGTGAGTTAGTGGAAGTTGATTAACGGAACAAATATGAATGAAGTTAGAAAGCTATATAACGATGATGGATGCGTTCTTAAAGAGGCGTCTAGCAATGACTATGAATCATGGAGTTCAGCAAGAACACTTGGTCCTACGGAAGAAGGGAATAATACAGAAACCTATGTTATAATTTTGAATATGAGTGGGGGAACTAATATCCCTCACTGTGCAAAGAAAGGTGTATGTGATGAGGATTGTGAATACATGAAAAATTTTAAAGGATAAGATATGAAACAGACAGTAGAAGAAGCGGCAAGGGACGCAATCCACGCTCATTATAAATGCAACGGTGAATATCCATGCGGAGAACGTGACTATTGCGAACATTGTAATGGTCATAATACAGCATTCGATTGTTGCGAATGTGGCGCAGATGAGTTTAAAGAAGGATTTATTTCTGGTGCCGAATGGCAGTCGAAGCAATCGCCTTGGATAAGCGTTAATGAACGGTTGCCGGAACCAAACAAGCTTGTCCTTTGCAGAATGGTATCAAATGGAGAGATTGTTAGTGGCTATATCGTTGTTTCATCCGGGAGATCGCCATACGTTGCGACAGACGGAGGATTTGAATTTGAGGATTGGAACGGCTACGAGTGTGACATGTGGATGCCTATCCCTTCTTTTGATGATATACTAGAAGCCAACAGGGATGTACTTGAACGGATTAAAGATTAAGTAGATTAATTATGGCAATAAAATTTTTAAACAAAGAAAGGAATAAGAAATGAAAAAGTACAAGGTTTTATTTTGCGATATGGATGGAACGTTGATTGATACAGTAAGTAGAGAGACGTTCCCGAAGGGTATATGGGACATGAAATTTAAGTTTGATGTTCTGGATGCAATAAAGAATTTGAATCCCAAAGAAATCTTTATTGTGACAAATCAAGGAGGGATAGAAAAGGGGTTGATTCCAGAATCATTCATTCATGTAAAATGTGAGTATGTGAATGATAGTATAATGGATTATTGCAACATTAATACGCGTTTTATGTATTGTGGAAGCAATGACAGAAACAATCCCATGAGAAAGCCGAATACAGGAATGCTTGAAAAACTTTTTGACAACTATATAGTATGGAGTAATAATGATTGTAAATTAAAGGATTGTCTAATGATTGGTGATGCAAGCGGTCTTGAAGGGCAGTTTTCGGACAGTGACAAGAAAACAGCCGAGAATTTCGGTATAGACTATATGGATGTCAGCGAGTTTGTAAATGTTTATGGGAAAGGAGTTTGATTATGGGATTCAGTAGAGGAACAAAGCCGGGTGCAGAAAACAGAAAAGGGCATAGATGGATTAATTATCCTAACAATGCGCATAGAAAGTGTACGAAGTGTGGCTGCATGGTTGACATAACTTCTTTAAAAGGAGAAAGTGTTTTTGTATATACAGACAATAAAGGTAATAAATTGACTGAATGTCCTAATTGTATTTGATTATGGAAGTTTATTATAAAATATTCAATTCAGAAGAATATAGTATTCGTTGCGAAGAGCGCGATATATTTTATCCAAGTAAACCTTACCCTACTGTAGAAGAGTTTACTAATAAAGGTATTGGAAAGGTGGTAGGGTATATAGATGGAGGCTTTTTTAGGAAAGATAAGTTTTTGATAGTAGATAAGGAAACTAAAAAGTTTATGAAAGTGAAAGTAAGTGATTGCGAAGTATTAGAATATTGATTATGGAAGTAAATAACGGAATAATAATAGACGGGGTGCTACATGAAATGATTGATGCGTTCACTATAAATTTTGATTGCAGTAAATGTTCATTGCGTAAGGAATGCAATGAGTGTGAGATGGAGCATGAAACATATTTGTGTGATGTGATGGGTTGTTTCTGTTTTGTCAGTCGTGGTAAAGTAACAGAGATTAAGATAGATAAGGAGGAATAACTATGGGATTTACAACACCGTGTTTCATACGCAAAAATACTGCTAATATTAGAAATAGATTAAAAGAACTTGGCTATTATTGTAATCCATATTTAGGTTGGAATAATCTATTTACTTCTATATTTGGACCCACTTCGATTTATTCATTGGACGATGATGATATAAATGGTCTTAAAGAAATATATGATTTTATTGATTGCGGAACGAATGAAGAACTTTTCCTGGCTATCGCTGCATTGAGGGATGATACAGACAAGAACCAATGGTTTACCGATGGAGATAAATGGATTCTGTGTCCTGAAATCAAGTTCTCTACTTATTGGGTTTACAATGATATTGATGTTAATATAGATACCGTTCACAAAGCTACCGTAGACGAATTGATTGAATATTTTAAAGAAAAGGAGGAACAATTATGATTACAATAGCATGGTATAATGTAGTGGCAATTATAGTTTTAATACTTTGGTTGTTTTGGGCATCTAATGGTAAGGACGATGCTTTTGGTTTGGGTGCTGTTGTCAAACTTGTAGCAGGTATTATTTTTATATTATTTTGGGGTGGAATGTTTTGGTGGTAATATAATAAATGATTAAACAATGAAAGCAAGAATAAAATCAACAGGAGTTTTGGTAGATGTAACTCCCCAATTAAACATCAACTCTCAACATAACAATAATTATTTATATGTATGTGATAACATGGTTTACAGAGAATGCGAACTTGATTTCTTTAGTGAAACTATTGACTGGGAACAACGTAGATATGAATTGGCGAAAGATATTATTAAGGCTGTTGTAGCAGATGACTGTGGGGGTAATTCTGATGCAATCGCTAAATATGCGGTTAATTGCGCTGATGCACTAATTAAAAGATTAAAGGAGGTGAATAATGAATAGCGTACAGACACAAACCATTGCTATAAATGGTGTAAACGAATGTGTGGCATATATTGATTTTTGCGATGGTCAATTATGCGTTTCTGTTGTTATAGAAGGGAAACAGGCGGATTTTCACTTTGAGCCTGTTACTCTAGGAATGTTTGCCCATGCTTATAAGTTGCATTGTGAAGAGTGTGAAAATAATAGAAAGAATAACTATGAAAGTATTAAGAGATAAAACTCCTGTCGCTCGTAAAGAGCACAGGTGCAATTTTTGCGGTGGAGTAATTTCCGTTGGAGAAAAATACAACAGACAGACCAATGTTTATGACGGTCGTGTTTATGACTGGGTATCCCACTGTGAATGTTCCAAGTTAGCCTATGAACTTGATATGTATAATGATTGCGATGAAGGACTTGACGATGATGGGTTTGTTGACAACCTTAATCAGTATGTTTACGACAATCATTATGACGATAAAATAGATGATATTGTGCAGGATTGGCAATTACCACGTTATGAATTAGTAAAGAAAGTGTTGAATGAATTAAACAAGAAATAGTTATGACCGAAGAACTTGTAACATTAGAAACAGCGAAGCTGTTAAGAGAGAAAGGATTTAATGAGTATTGTAAAGAAGACGATAATCGGATAATGCAATCTGTGTTCCGAACAAATAAGAATTTGCCAAAATTGTGTTATAGTCGTCCCACTCAATCCGTTGCACAAAAGTGGCTACGTGAAATAAGAGGTGTGTATGTATATGTAGAACCTGTTATTGGAAAAAGATGGACGCTTTCTTTTTGTGATTTCAATGTTCCAACAGAAGAAAGCGACTGGATGGAGAACGAAATAAACAAAGGGAATGGCTATAAAGTATATGTCACCTACGAAGAAGCACTGGAAGCTGGTTTACAGGAAGCATTAAAATTGATATAGAAATGAAAAAGACTTTTAAACAATGGGTAAAACAGGATAAAGACTTGGATGACTTTTTATCGCCAGGTGATTATATTGACGAAAGGTTATATAACTATATAGGGGAAATCATACCTCCTGCATATTACTCAAGAGACTTTATACAAGGATGCGACGCCATTAAAAATGAAGGCGATGTATTATTCTACATTACAGCACACAGAACCGTTGATAATCGGTACTTATATCTCGGTGTTTTACCGGAATTTAAACAATAATTCAAAACAGGGAAGAAATGAATACAACTTTTGAAAAATCGGCTAATACTACTGATGAATGGTATACGCCAAAGGAAATTATAGATGCATTAGGAAAGTTTGATTTAGATCCATGCGCTCCGGTTAAACCGCTTTGGAAAACGGCAGAAACTATGTACAACAAAAATGATGATGGATTAAAACAGGAATGGAAAGGTCGTGTTTGGTTGAACCCACCTTATTCCCGTCCTCTTATAGAATGTTTCGTTAAACGGATGGCAGAACATGGAAACGGTATTGCTTTACTTTTCAATCGCTGCGATTCAAAGATGTTTCAGGATGTGATATTCGAGAAGGCAACGGCAATAAAATTCTTGCGTAACCGAATCAGATTCTTCCGTCCAGACGGAACTCGTGGGGATTCTCCTGGCTGTGGCAGTATTCTCATCGCTTTTGGTGAGGATAATGCAGAAATATTGAGAACCTGCGATATTGCAGGTAAGTACGTTAGAATCAATTAGAATGACAAAAAAAGATGAATAAGGAAGAATTTTTAAGCAAAAGATACGCCATTGATTTAAAGCTAAAAGAATTGAATGGAGAAAAGGAACAGTTGGAAAAGGAATACATTGAATCCAACCAAGTATTCCCTGTTGGAAGCAAGGTATGTATAACGGTCATGGCTCATGAAAGGATATTAGTTCCAGAAGCGAAGAAGTTAGCCTATATTGCAGATTATGATATTGATGATAACGGAGAGGTTGTCCCCTCTTTAAGACAGTTGGATTACAATGGGGGCATGTCAGCAATACCTTTATTTGTTAATTTAAATAAGGCTATAATTGAATTAGCGTAAATCAAATAAGATATGAATGAATTGGAACAAGATAAAAGATATGTTTTTGGAGATATGATTATAGTAGCCACTACTGACTTTGACTTTAATCCTATCCTAAAAATTAGCACAGATGACGGAAATGTGATTGTAATGCCATCATCCGATAATAAGATAATTGTAAAATCAACTGTAGATAAATAACTCTCAAAACCAATGATATATGAATAAAATAGAAAAACTAGCAGGACAATATAACGATACTTTTACTTGTTTAACAGTAATAGAAAGTGAATTGACCAAAGAATGTCAGAAGTACGTTTCGTGGGATACCGTTCAAGTAAGCATTACTGGTGGCGGTGCCCCCATTGTAAAAGCAAGGAATGAGATAGATGCCGTTCCCTTGGAGGATTTTGTTGACCATGTGAATAAACATGGTAATATGTCAGAATCCGCCTACGGACATTTGGCTTGTATTTGATTAAAAACAATAAAATTATGGCTATCATAGGAATAGACTTTGACGGAACGGTCGTGACACACGACTTTCCTAAAATAGGAAAAGATATAGGTGCAGTACCTATATTAAAAAGATTGGTTGAGAACGGACACAAACTTATTCTGTTCACTATGAGAAGTGATATTGATGAGGTTACTTCCGATGATTACAACATACACAAACAGGGAGGAAAATATTTGTCGGAAGCCGTACAATGGTTTATGGACAACAACATTCCCTTGTTCGGTATAAACGAGAATCCTGAACAGCATACATGGACACTATCGCCCAAACCTTATTGTCACATATACATTGATGATGCGGCATTGGGATGTCCGTTGAAATATGATGTAAACCTGTCAAACAGACCGTTTGTTGATTGGATGGAAGTAGAAAACACTCTTATAAAAAGAGGACTTATAAAGACAGGATATCATACTGGGGAAATGCCCGTAAGATAGCTAAGATTCCCTCTTATATGTATCCGCAAATAAAGGATAAAGAGTGTTATGTTTTCAATAATATTGAATATAAAGAGTTTTAATTCTGTTAATATTTCACTCCATGTTGGCATAATTGATTCGGATTATATTTAATGTTATATTCAATTGAAGAATTTGCAGAAACAGTGTCACTGACGGTTTTATAACGAGTTCTACTAGTTATTTCCCATTTCTGTTTTTCTTGCTCTTGCAATATTTGATATATTGCAGGATTATTTACTTTTAAGTTTTCTATGATTTTGTTCATGGCTGTTATACTGATTACTTTAAATGCAAATATAGGTCTTTTCCCTTTTAAAAGTTTACAATTCAACATTAAAGTTGCTGAAAAATGATATTTTTCTCTCTACGTACTGCATATCCCTTAGTATCGTTTGGTCTAATACCTTTGCGTAGTGCTGTGTTATTCGGGTGGATGAATGCCAACTAATAATAGAAGATAGGCAGTTAGCCTATCTTCTCTTTTCGTATTTTCTTTTCATTTTCCTTCTTTCTACCCGTGATATACCCATGCTTTGAGCAATACCGAACAGGATTTCCTTTTCCGAATCGTTAAGCATATCATATACTTCTTCTTTGCTTTTTCCGCTAATCATAGCCATAAAAATCTTTTTCATAATGATTTATTTTAGTTTTTTCTTACAACAATCGCAAATCTCGTCTTTTATAGGTTTTGTAAATAAAGCACCTACATATCCTGCAAGGTATCCGGCTTCTTCTGATGAAGGCTTTATGCCGTAATAGTCAATTATATGACCAATCATGTGTTGTTTTTCATGCTCCAGTGTATTCATAAATTCTTCATCAGATGTACTGTGACTGATAATAATTACAGTACACTTGTCGTTTGAATACGTTACACCGTAATTGTATTTTTCAGTCTTTATCTTATCCGTTATCCTGTTCAGCAAATGAAAAGGACAGCCAATGTATTCCAGTCTGTACATCGCTCTTAAATAAGAGTATTTATCCACAGAATAGAACACATCAACCGTCCAATCATATTCCTCAATGTATAGTCTTTGTCGTACCATAGCAATCAGATATAATCCTCCCAAGAGAAAGGTGTTCCACAGGCTATACACTTTGCATAATACTCGTCAAGAGCACGGGTAGGGCTTCCGTCAACATCGTCAAGATAGTCTTTTACAAACATACAGGCATATTGCTCATTGACTATGGATGAACCCATATAGTCGGCACGTACCATATTCAATACATAAACCTTGTTGTATTCCACATCATTCTTCAACTCAACATTGAATTGCTTCATCAATGCTTCTACTTGATCCTTATCATACGGGTGTATTTTGTTACCGTTCCTGTCTTTCATTTTAGAAACGGCATATTCACACAATTTCTTTGAGAAATTCCATCCATGTTCTGCAAGATATTTTTCCATTCCCGAAGGAAGTTTCTCATATACATCTAATCTCGTTCTTTCCATAGCTTTTGTTTTTAAAAAGATAGCCCGTAGCAAACCACTACGGGCTTAAACCAATTTAATTAGCGTCTACGTCTAGCGTAAGGACCAGTACCTTTGACTCCGCGTCTTTCTCCGTACTCATCATCGTCATCCCAAATACGCCCGTCATCGTCCATTCTTCTACGCATTCCACGCTCACCGTAACGTCCATCCATTTCTTCCATAGCGTCACGATAGCCTTCTTTATACGCTTTTTCTAATTCCCGGTCCATATCTTCACCTTCAAAGCTACGGCCCATTCCATATACTTTCCAACCCATAGTGTTTATTTTTTATTGTTGTTATTATTATTGTTTACATGTTGCACGTCAGGCAATTTGATACCAGAAGCAGCAAGTTGTGCAAGTATATCCTTTATCTGTGACAATTCACCTTTAAGTTCCTTCATCTCCTTGTCCTGCTGTGCCTTTTCGGCAAATGCAGGATTCAACGCTGTAAGCATCTCATCGCAGCTTTTTATTACTTTCTGATGGTATTCCACAGATTCCACAACCCTTACACTACTTATTTTCATTGCTTCTATCTCAGCATTGATGGCATCCTTGCTTTCCGATACAACCACATTTCCCCCTATTCATGGAGTGGTTACATGGGAAAAGTCTGCTATACTAAGATTGGCTGGCAACTTTTGAAAATCAAGAGTATCATCTCCAACCTTAACTTTCACATCCACAACCATTTCATTTTGCGGAAGAGGATATGCTGTATATCCGTTCTGATATTTAGGAACAGGATTTGAAACACTTACCACAGTGCCCACATCACATCTTGGGTTTTCCCCTTTATGCAATATGAAAAACTGCTGTCCTTGTCGTATTGATTGAAACATACTTATAACTTTTTAATATCATTTTACAGTGCTTCTAGCCTGTGCGGCAGTAGCAGGTGCAACGATATGATTAACTACTTGAAATATCCCATTACATTTGTCGTAATAGACAAAGTATTTATTGCCTTGTGAAATTTCACTAGACGGAATCTGATCTCCCGAACCGTTTACCAAAGGAACCTTGCTTGTGGATGTTGATGTGGTATTTGTCAATGTAGTAGCTACAGAAACAAGATACGCATCAGACCCAGCAGCAGGAACATGATTTACGCTTAAAAGCAAAATACCTTGATTTGGCAATCGTCTGAACAGACACGGGTTAATACCATAGATAACCTCTGAATTTGTCGTATCTGTTGTTACAGAAGATGTCCGAACAAACGGTATCCCTCCAAAGTCAAGTCTATGTACCCCTCTGAAACGGTTAGCATTATATCCCATCATATAAGGATTAAAAAAATAACTCATAACTTTTCCCTTTCTTTATAATTTTAGTATTTTTGCATCGGGATAGATAGGAGTAATTAACCTATTGAAAAGGGTTCGCTAACGCCCTTCCCTCTTTTTCTATGTTAGCATCACTAAAACTAGTTAGCAATGACAAACGAAGAATTTATTAAGAGCATCTCCTTGGAAGGAGAAATTTGGAAGGACGTAATCGGATTTGAAGGGATATATATGGTATCCTCTAAGGGCAGAATTATATCATGTGAAAGATATGTATATAATGGAAATAAGCGTAGATGGAATAAACCAAAAATACTTACCCAAAAACTAACTCCTTATGGATACCTTTCTGTCCATTTAAGAAATCATCCTATAAATGTTTATAAACTTGTTCATAGAGTAGTAAGTGAGGCGTTTATTCCTAACAAAAACAATTATGATCAGATTGATCATATAGATGGGAATAGACAAAATAATGATATTTCCAATCTTGCATGGTGTACAAGATTGGAAAATATGAATAACCCCATAACGAGAAAAAGAATATCATTAGGAAGAAATAATAAAGGTAGAGGATATAAAATCCCAGTAGTATTAATTTCTTCAAAAGGACATATCTTCTACCCAAGCATAGCATCAGCATCCAAGCAAACTAATAGTTGCGCAAATACGATATCTAATGTATGTAAGGGTGTATTAAAATCTACGAACGGTAATATTTGGATGTACCTATCCGATTACGAAGCCCAATTCAATAAGTCAAAGAACTCTTAACTACATCTTAGCAATTGCAGCCACAGTTGTCACCAGCAGCGTAACCTGCACCAAAACCAGCCATGAACGGATAACCATATCCACAACCGCAATTTGGATTAGGCACTATATAGGATGGAACTGGGCACGGAGCCTTAAGTTGTCCAACTATATTTGCAGTCTGAGCCTGTTGAGAAGCAGCCAGAGCCAAATTGCTGTTTTCCTGGCGCAAGTTCTGAATTTCACGTTGCATTTCTCTCTTTTCCAACTCACAGAATCCACTTTGGATGATTTGAGTTTGAGCGTCAATCTTACTTGACAAGATGTTAAACTGAGTGTTTGTGTTGCTTGTCAAAGTATTAGTCTGCTCTACAGTAGCCAAACGGCTATCACATCCTTGGCGTTCAATAGCTGTACGGATATCGCAGCAGCAAGAAGCAAGCTGAGAACCGATAGCTGCACTATTGGACTGAATTGAGTTGATGATCTGTTGAGAGGAAAGACCTACCTGGTTACCAACTTGCTGAATCTGTCCTTGAATCTGACAGATAGCATTTTGCAACTGTTGAGTAGAGCAGTTCAAAGAACTAGCCAACTGGTTGATAGCTGTTCCGTTTCCTTGAATAGCGTTCATCAACAATTCACGTCCTGCTTCATTGTTCAATTGAGCAGGGATTCCGTTTGCTCCATTGCCAAACCCGTTACCGAATCCGTTACCACCCCACAGGAAGAAGAGCAGGATAATCCAGATCCAATAACAACCAGCACCACCCCAAGCGTCTTGATTTTTGTTTCCATTCATCAAGGCAGCTACAAGATTGGGGTCTAATCCTTTATTCTGCAACAGTGCAGGAATCATTGACATAATACCTGCGCTTTCTCCAGCGGCAGGATTGTCGAACATAAAAATTTTGTCTGAACCCATAATATTGTAATTTAATGTGTGTGTATTATAACTCCCGTAAAGACTGTGCACTCATCTTTACGAATGTAAATTTACAACATGGATGGTCTAAACAAAAATAAAAATTTCGTAGTATAACTTATTGTGTTTCAGATAGTTTAAACTTGTTAAAATAAGTTATTTGCTTGTTTATGGATGTTTATATCTTTATATTTGTACAACGATTAAAAAAATAGAGGAATTTGTATGAAAGAATTAAAAAAATGGAATAATAATCCAATAAAGATTACGTATTTAATACCTAGTGGAAACAAGTACGCTTATATAAAATTAGGTGACACTGTTGATCTGACGAACGGAACATATAAAATAACCGCTTTGGATAATGAAGAAAACATTTTCCAAGCGGTTAATATGGAGAATAAAGATGATTGTGTTACAATGTATGCGTATGAGGTTGTCTAGTTTTTAGTCTTGTATTTACCCCTTGACTTCTTTGGACGTATAAGCCCGTTGTTTTTTAAGAGCATCCAATGTTTCTTTCAAATAAACGGGCTTTGTCATTCCTTGTACTCTCACAGGAGATAATAACGGTTGTACGGGATGAAATTTAGTGCCTTTATATATAAGTCTTGCAAACTCTGTGTCGCTCACATCAAGATACTTAATGGCATTTTCTCTATCAAAATAAGACGGTATGATAGTGGATTTGTTTATTGCGTCAGTAAGGAAGTTGAACTGTTCCGCATCAACATTCGAGTTTCCGCTTTTCAATGCTAGAGATATCCCGTCAAGTAAGGAAGCTAATATAGTGTTATAATTCATGCCCATGACTTACTCGATAGATGATATGTTTGCTGTTCCCGTAACACTCACCTTGCTTCCTGGTGTGACTGAAAAATATTCCACCGTTCCTGCCGGGAGAAGCATTCCTGTTGGTGATATTCTGCTTGATCTGCTTTTCGTTTCCTGTACCAATGAGATACGGCATCCATCCGATGTCGCTACTCTTATAAGGTTTGACAATACTGTGTACTCCTTATCGGTAACATCTTCGGATGCTGATATTCTTGCAGCTACTATACCTTTTAACGCTTCATCCTTTGAAGCGTTTTTTGTGGAGAAATATCCACCTATCTGTTGTTTGTCATTGCTCTCCATATCCTTTTAAGTAAGATTGTTTAACACTTTCGGCAAACTCGTTCAGCTTTACATAATCTGCATCAAGTTTGTTTAAAATACCCTTTCTGAGAGCCGCTTCTTCCTCACCGTTGGGAAATTCATCCTTTATGGCGGCATCTACCGTTTTGTCGTATGATACAGGGTTCTTTACACGCTGTACATCGGCTTTCCACTTTTTGACGAACTTTCCCTGTACAATATTTCCCATATCGTCCGTTTCGGGTTCGTCAACTTGTTCAATGTTTAAATGAACATTGCTATATCCAGTGCCTAAATCAAAGATAAAGGCAGGCTTCTCGTCAAAAATCAAACCTCTTTCCATGTTATTGTATTTCGTTTATTTTTTGAATATTCCCTAGAACATGACTTGCACATCCATGACCTTCCATGCCCTTTTATTAAATAAAAATCATCAATAGGAAGTTCCCTCCCACAAACTTTACAATATTTTATATTCCTATCTTTTACAGTTGGCAATATTCCGTGTAACTCCCAGTTATTTAGTGCTTCTATATAAGCATTGCTAGCTTGTTCTGCTGTCGAGAAAACCCCTAAATAATATCTTGTACGGTTAATAGAAATACACGAACCGTACTTATTTATGTTTTTGTAATACTTAACGCCTCTTCCGTATTTGTTAGTCTTGCTTCTTGCTGTATTTTCTCTTGTGTGTATTTGTCTTAAATTAGACAATTTATTATTCGTCTTATTTCCATCTATGTGGTCTATAACCAATTCATTATTCCTTTTATTAAAGGAATTAAATACAATGGTATGCACTTTATATGTATGTTTCTTTCCGTTTTTACTCAATACTACACTCATATATCCACTTTTTTCAAGATGTGTTTTTAACTTGACACCTGTTTTTAAAGAAAAAATATAGCCTTCGTCTGTAACACAGTAAAGACCTTCATAATTTACTACATTTACTATATTCATATTGTTATTATTTTTAATGCAAATATAGCAAAATTATTCGTATTACCCTAATAAACTATCCGCATTTGGTTAGATTTTTAATTATGCAAACTTAAACATAATTAATATATTTTGCAAGTTTTGGGAGGGGGATTTTTCACTTCGTGAAAAATTAGGATTGGGTTATTGCACAACGAAAGCCGCCACCGATGCTCGTGCCCGCGTACGAAGGATCAGTGTTCAAATAACCAGACCGCAGAGAACAAGAGCCGTAGTACGACTCACCACCAAAGAAAACACCACGCCTTCCAATATTACCCGCACTTGCATTTCCCGTAAACAAGTTGTAATGGCATTCCCCCGTGTGAAGATTGCTTCCCTTGACCTCTCCAATAAGAGAGTTCTTAAAGTTCTTCGTTATATATCCTTCACCTCTAGCCATAGAACCGATAAAATCATACGTATTCTCAAAACCGTAAGATTCCCCGGGATTCTTTTCTGTGGCTACATTGTCCGTAGTCAGATTGTTCACGTCATAGGTCTGATAGATGTCTATGGATGTGGAATCGTGCATGACACAATCTATCCCACTGTACCACATCCATATATCTCCCCACCCGGCAATACGTCCGCGAATGATAGACTGTGTGAAGCATATCTCTATTTCACGGTCTGTCACTGCCGCATTGTCAGGAATACTCCATCCGCTGGTTACAGTTGCATTGACAAACTTGGCTACGATACCCGACATCTCCCCGTTAGCCAATCCGTTATGACCTTGAAAGTTGTAATATTTGTATTTTGTGCTTTCATATTCAAACTCGGTGTCGGGAGCGACATTGTGTTCCTTTGCGTATGACATGGCAAGCTGTGCTTCAAACATCTTCATGCAAGGACGGTAGTCGTTTATTAATACGGAGAAATCATAAGACGTTCCTGTTTCTGACGCTCTAAATCCTTTCCCGTTCATATTGTAATACACATAGGTCTGACCGTCCGCCTTCTTGAACCTGACGCCTGTCATTTTTCCCCAGCTTGACGCATCGGGGGCTGAATCGTTGGATGATATTCCTTTTCCGCAAACAGACTGTGCGTGCAGGTCTTTTGTCCTGAACTTAATGAACAGAAGCGTGCACCATACTTCAAGGTCAAGGGCGAACGCATTGGCGTAAGGATAGTTCTTCGTGATGTCCTGGTTCTTTGCCCTAGCGTATTTCTCGTAATCAAAACGTGATACACCTGTCGTAGGCCATCCGTTTCCTTCCATTATGTTCACGCCTAGATTTCCTGCTGCTGTCGTTCCTTTTACCGTGTTGTCAAAAATAGATCTCTGCTTCCCATCCTTTATCGTGGAGTAACCGACACTCATCCCGAATGGCTCTATCTTTATGGCCGTATCGCCACCGTATGTAAACGGAGCGTCACTGACGAGCCTTCTTTCGTATGTATCATCCGTCCCTCCGTTGATTACCCAGAAAGGTTTGGTGTTTACAAGCATGATGTCACTTCCGTCATCTGTTACATTAGTTCCGTCAATAACAATATTTGACGGGCTACCGTCAGCCATTTTGAAGAAATTGGTCTGGTCCAGGAATCCCACTACCTTACCGTCCTTTACCTTTGCCACACGGAACGAATTGAGGATAGGATGGGATTGTTTGAACTCTTCCTTTCCTATCCATGTCTGAAATACAGGGTCTGCCTGTCCTCTTCTCATCTCAACTCCATATATATTCCCCTGCTGCATCTTTATCTGTTCGAGAAGGGTTTTGTAGTCATTGGTGAAGTCGTTTGTGGATAACGCCTTGCCGTCCACCTTGTCTACTTTCTTGTCAAGGGCTGCTTTCTGTGCGGTGGATACGGGCTTTTCGGCATCGGACGTATTGTCCACATTTGACAGACCTATATTGTCTTTTGTTATATTGACATTGCCCGTCCTGTAAGACTGTTCGGCATTACCTTTCACGCCTATGACGGTATTCTTCTGTGCGCCTTTCTCTATCCCATCAAGTTTATCTTTCATCGGGGTAGTAAAGTTATTGTCGGTATGCACATAGTTTTCGTCCTTTACCATGCCCTGTCTTATCTTGGACACCGTGACGGATTTGTTCTCTTTAGGGTCCCCCGTCACGCATGGTATCATCTCTTCTCCCGTAGCGGTCTCAACGGGAGGCATCTGTGAAATTTTAAGATTATCTTCCATTATATTATTCCGTTAATATTAAACCATCGTTTTCAAGCAATATGCTGTATCCATTTTCAGTGATTACGGTATTCCGAAGAACCTCCAGTGTTATCCTTGAATCAGCAAACTTCCATGAATTGTCAGAAAACGGCATATACCCGTCTTTCTTTACAGACAGCGACATCGTGCTATTTACCATACCTCGTACTTTTACCGTACCGTCAGACAATGTTTTGTACTGTATACCTTCCACCGTGACCGTTGCATCCTGTATGGGTGAGCCAGATACGTCCACCACCGTTATCGTTACGATAGCCTTTGGTATATAGTAATCAATCAATTCCTGCTCGGTGAATCCGTCAGTTTCCTTGGTAGGAACTGAATCGAACAAGATAGATTTATAAAACGCCATAGAACCAAATCTAGTCTTATTGTTGCTATCCGACAAGAATAATGACATATTTGTACCAGTTTGTCCATAAGTACCTGCTAGAGTTGCCTTCTCTTCACCTACATAGCAAGTCATTAATTCATTGTTTGCCGAGAGAACATAACTGATTTTATCCTCTACACTAGGCGTAAACTTAAAGTCTGTATAAACGTAGTTACCGAACTTTACAGAATTTGCACTTCGTCCTTGCAATAACATCCATCCTCGATTACTTGCCGCTATTGAAGTTGTCGAGAACATACCTTTAAGAGCGGTAGGTCTTATGATAGCACATTGGAAGAACATCATGTAATTTTGCAGTGATTTAAAGTTCTCCACAACACCGTAATCATCCACTCCGTCTGTCACTAGGGCGTTGGGATATTTAGGCAGGAACTCTATTGTTACGTCCATATCTCCTATGTCCCCTGTAACTCCTATGGCGTTATACAATGAAGTGGTTCCTTCGGGATAGGTTAATGTCACTTCATGTTCTCCGTTGTCAAAGGTATAAAATCCGCCATTTCTGTTTACCAAACTAACCTGCCTGCCATCAGAAAGACCTGTAACCTTAAACTTATGCGTTGGGTTAGAGTTTGCCGGAACTATGTTTACCATGTTATCCGTAGTGGATAGTTTTTTAGTAATATGAATAATTCTGTTATCCGTAACAGTAACATTTGCTCTATCGGGTAGAATATTAGTGCTAGCAATATCATACCCTCCCACACCGCTCATTGCCGCGAACAGGAAATTGTTCAATTTAAGCGGTCTGTTGTTTCCGCTATGGTCTTGCAGGTATGGATTGGCTTTTAGTATCTCGTTTGTGGGTACGGATTGTTTTGTAGGTATTTCTTCTACCACAATATTACAATCTACATCATCCACATTATCACCTGCTAAATAAAATCCGGGATAAGATGTGTTTGTTGTGCTACTGTTCCTGTATTCAGGTATGTCATATTCTCCATCAGACGTTATCTGAATATCATCATATCCAAGCCTTCCTTTAATAGTGAAACCTGTTGGCAATCCTGTTACACGTATTTTATAAGATTCTACATATTGTAACGGTTTTACAATTATTTGCCAAAATGCAATATTATTGTTATTTGTAGGTGTATGGGTTATTATACACTTATTTATAGTCTTATCATAAGTTAATTTTTCACCACCATTAACAAAAGGATTTGCATAAGTAACGCCAGGAACATAAACATCCACGGGCTTTGACATATCATACCAAAACACCATGTGTTCTTTCACCCATTTTTCTATCACCTTGTTTATGTCAGTTTTCGCCTTTCCTGCCGACTTGACAAGTCCAAGTTTTCCTATGTTAAAAAGCCCTATCTTTCTCATATTTCTCCCATTTTAGCCCATTCCTCAGATAAAAGCAGCTTCTCAAACTCTCTTGTGTCCGTGTCGTATGTGTCGTAAGGAAAAGGGTGTTCCGTTCCGTCCTCAGGCAACGTCATAGGCATCACTTCCATAACCTTCTCGGTATGGAGCATATAATACAGACCGTCTGTCGATTGTCTGAAAACGGACAGGTCATCTTCCGAAAACATAATCTCGGCATCTATTTTTGGTACTATGGAAAACTGCATATTATGAATTTTATCTATTATCGCAAAGATAATTAAAAAAAAGTTAAACGTATTGGTTGCATACAGTTTTATGTCGTATATTTGCTGAAAATTAAAAAAAAAATATAACGATGAATGTATTAAGCCTTTTCGATGGGATGTCGTGCGGACGGATAACACTTTCCGAACTTGGCATTCCTGTAGAAAAATACTATGCGTCCGAAGTGGACAAGTTTGCCATAAAGGCAACCATGCAGAACTTTCCTGACACCATACAGCTTGGTGATGTAAGAGAACTTGAAGTAAGCAGACTGGATAAGATAGACTTGATAATCGGAGGATCGCCATGTACTAATCTGTCCATGTCTGGCAAGAGAAAAGGGCTTTCAACGAAAGAAGGCATGGAGGTTCTAGACTTGCAAACGTATCTTGAATTGAAGGAGAACGGTTTTGAATTTGAAGGGCAATCCTATTTGTTTTGGGAATACATACGTATATACCACGAACTTATTAAGCGTGGTGACAATCCCAAATTCTTCCTTGAAAATGTTGAAATGGGAAAGAAATGGGAATCTGTGTTCAATGAAACAATGGGGAGGAAAGGAATACATATTAACTCCGCACTTGTATCGGCACAAAACAGAAGGCGCATATACTGGACGGATATCCATGACGATATTCCACAGCCGGAAGATAGGGGTATATTGTTAAGGGATATTCTTGAAGAAGAAGTTGATGAAAAATATTTCTTGTCTGACAAGATGATTGAATGCTTGAAGGGCAGGGTAAAGACGGATAATGATCCGATATGTGTTGCGATGCGAGGGCGTGAATCAGCCTGCCTTACTTTAAAAAGAACCGAATATGGAAAACAGATAAGAAAGGAATATGAAGCCGGGATTGTAAAGGAACAGAGAAAGAACATCCAGCAGCTTGAACCTAGGGAAGATGGAAAAACCAATTGTCTTACAACCGTACAAAAGGATAATCTGATAATTGTTTCGGGAACGATACGTACATTTAGAGGAAAACATTTCCGTGAAATAAAATCGGGCAAATCATGCACACTGATGGCAAGGGCTAGAAATGATGGTAATTCACAACCATGTGTTCAAATTGGTGCAAAAATTAGACGTCTTACCCCAACCGAATGTGCCCGATTGCAAACGATCCCCGATTGGTATAAATGGGATGGAATATCCGACACACAGCGTTACAAGATGTTAGGTAACGGGTGGAACGTAGAAACAATAAAACATATCTTTAAATATATTGAAAAATGAACGTATTGAGTTTATGTGACGGGATAGCTTGCGGACGTATCTCACTAGAGAGAATGGGATATAGAGTAGACAAGTATTATGCAAGCGAAATAAACAAACCGTCTATCAAGGTTGCACTGGATAATTACCCCGATATAATTGAATTGGGTGATATAAAAAATTGGAAAGAATGGGATATACAGTGGAAAGATATTGATTTATTGATTGGCGGAACACCATGCCAGGATTTCTCACAGTTAGGGAAGGAGAAACTGAACTTCGATGGCGAGCGTTCGGGTCTGTTCTTTGAATACGTCAACATACTGAACCATATCAGACAGTTCAATCCTAACATAAAATTCCTGCTTGAAAATGTGAAGATGAAATCCGATTGGGCTGATTTGATTTCGTCACATCTTGGAGTAGACTATGTGTATATCAACAGTTCCGATTTCTCCGCGCAAATGAGAGCAAGATACTATTGGTGTAATTGGGAAATACCTGCATGGAAGGACAAGGGAATATTGTTCAAGGACATAATCACGGACGGGTATGTGGAGAAAGACAAATCATGGTGTATGCTTGAATCATGGAACAGGTTTGCCAAGAACCCCGAATCACTGTTGAGAAGATATAAAAAATCACTTACACCGCTTATATTCAACTCACCCGACTGTAATCCCGAAAAAGGTTTCAGAACGCCAAATATTACGGAAGCAGAAAGATTACAGACCGTACCCGAAGGATACACCAAGTCGGTACAACCACATATAGGCATGGGGCTTTTAGGAAACGGATGGACAGTAGATGTAATTAGTCATATTTTAACAGGATTGAAACAATGAACCCGATAGTTAGTCATATTTTTACATTCCTTTGCGGATGCTCGTTTGTCATACTTGGTGCTATTTATTTTGGAACGAAAGGAGATTGAATGGAATAATAGACGGGGTGATAAATGAATTGTGCGACGGAATGTGTGTAGAGTGTGATAAGTGCTTTATTAATTGTGGGAAATTAACCGATATTAACTCCCCCTTACTGATAAACGGTAAGGGGGAGGATTGTAGTTATAAACTAGGACCCATAGAAAGAAGCAATGTACTATCTTTATATGCAGCACTGTTAAGACTTACCCATACTCTACAACTTCCTGATTGAATCAAATCCGATGATATGAATATCCTCACCTTCTTGTCAATGCTGGAGTTGGCGGATACTGAAAAATCCTCTATCCGTTCACTTGATTCACCTATTGTCAAAGGGTCCTCAAATTTCTTACTTGCATATCTAGCCATACAGTTGTTATTAGAGAAAGAAATAAGACTGCTTGAGTTGTTTCTAACTCTTACGGTAACTTCAATGTATCCCATAATAGATGGCATCATTCCACCAAGTATGGATATGCTTACATAAGATCCTACAATTTCTATCTCTGCCTTTTTCATCATAGGAATGGAATATGCAAGATGTGCAATATCGGGATCGTCCTGATTCAATATAGCTGTACTTAGAAATGGAGAAACCTCCCAATCACCAGTAGCCATTCCCCATGACTTTACTGTCACCATTGCATACCCTGTTCCTATTTTCTTATCGGCAGTAACACGCCTGTACATCTGACTGGTCTTGTGCTTAACATAAACTCCGAAATAACACTCGGCTATCTCGGAGAAGTCACCCATGTTAAGATAATCCGTATCATGCCCTTCCGATGGCAACACTATAGCGGCAGAACACGTAAAACTACTGCTGTTAAACTGATTAGACGCCGTAGTAGGGCACATGAACTTATTTATAGGGGCTTGTGCACGATGGTTGTATCCGTTAAAGTCGGTAAGGCGAAATGGAAACTTGCCTCCTGTCGGTGGGGTGTATTCCCATCCGTTCATACTTCCATCAGCGTAATTCTCAGCATCGGTATAGCTTGAAATACGTTTTGGTTTGACACCACAGTTACCATCCCATCCTTGCCACCATTTTTCATTCTCACCCGGTGCAAGGCTTTCGTAACGTACAGGCTTGTACCGTGCCCACGGGTTTATTTTCCCGTGGGTATTTGCACAAGCGTATCCTAAATCGTAAGCCCCATTCACACTGCCTATGCCAAGAGTGGCGTAAACGTCACCAGCAAGGTTTATCGGGGCTGTAATCTTTCCGTTAGAATGACTCATAATATTTTTTTATTTATTAATTGTTAATACCTAATCTCTTTTCCAATTCTTTCACTCTTTTCTTTAATCTTGTAACCTCATCATCAACTTCCTGCAAACCTTTCCATACAACAGGGATAAGTCTTTCATAGTCTATGGTATAATAGTCGTTGAATATATCCTTTACCCACTGGGTGTAACCTCCGGAAAGCAAATCCTGCGCTATAAGACCGTAATTCCAGTTATCATGGTTAAACACTTCGGAATTTTCCTTGGCAACAGCGTTCCAGTGATACTTCACACTACGGAATTTTCGGATAATACCCATAGCGTCATAACCCTGTATATCGGTTTTCAGTCTTATATCCGAAGAGGACGCTTTGGCTGTAATTGCTCCAGTGGCTATGATATTTCCTGCTACGTGCAATTTTTGTGATGGTGAACTAGTTCCTATTCCAACTCCCGTAGTATTCATTACTGCACAAAGAGAACCTCCTGCGTAAAATGCAACTCCTGAGGAACCTTTTAAATCTAGCCAAATACCACCTTTGGAAGTTATTACTGCCGCATTGTCTATATTCCCGTCAATGTTCGCTGAACCATTGAACGGTCTGCCCCACAAAGTTCTCGAAGTAGTAAGCACATCCGCACTAGAAGCCCTACTGTCAGCCAATGTAGAAGCCCCCCCTGCCGATACAGCCACAGACGTGTTGGAGGTGGGTTGCAGATTTTCCCATGCGGAAACGTTACATCCATAAGACCAATATTGATATTCAATGTTTGCATTGTGGTATGAACCAATTTGGCGCACCTGCAATTCAAAATTGTTTGTTCCTACACGTACAAGGCGAATGTTATCCATTCCTTTTGCAAATGTGGGGAGATAAAGGCGTGCTGAATTTTCAACATTTCCCACACTGCTATCAGAAGAACTAGGGCCACTTCTCATATAAAATATGGCACAGAAGTGATAATTCCATACTTCTGACTGTGCATGATTTCCATAGGCATACCATATCCTTCCCCAAACCGTTACAGACCTATATGCTCCAGTTCCCGATTCAGAACAAGCGAATATCTTTTTCCAACCATTATCTTCACCACCTAGAGCAAATCTTACTGCATAGCATCTACCTATATTGTAATTTCTAGGTAAGAAATTAAGATGCCAATTGTCTAGCATATCCGCATTTAAATTAGAGTTCAATGTTGTGGAATTGCATTGGTAAGGCTGCTTGCCTGTGCTTACGGTAGATACGAACCTGCTCGATTCGGCATAGTTACCTATATAAACCTTATTATCGTGCAGTACGATATTGCATAATACATTATTGCTTGAATCTCTTGAATCAATCCAAGTATAACTTCCACCGCCCAATACCAACCGTCTTTTCGAATCCCAGTTTGCAGCAAGATAACCATTATGGGAAGTAATGTTGCTGTGTACATCTAATACCCCTGTTCTTACATTCAGCCACATGGCATTGTTTCCTTGTCTTACACCGCTGGTAGAATCTATTGTAGGATACCAACCGATTCCATTCCATGATGCAAAACGTAAGTTCGCATCGGTTGAAGAAGCTACGTCTGCTCCACCATGAATCCAATTACCCGAAGTTTTAACTACTCTTGTTCCATGAGGAATATAAAATCCTTTGTTGGTATCCATCGCCAAATCCCCCGTCATGGTATCACCTGCTTTCTTTACGTAGCGTCCGTCAGAATAGCTGGCGTAGTTTCCACTATGTATTAACACAACCCAATCATTCCAATTTGAATCATCATGCCTTCTGTATTTAATCGTGTTTGTATCATAATGGAAAGCTAACTGAGTATTTCTTGTTGGAAGGTCACCTAGACTTAGCACAGTAGTATTTGCAGATAGGGTAGCATCATCCGTAGGTTTAGGGTCAATAGTAACTACGTTTCCATTTCCAAAATATTGGTTTACAGTAGTGTATCTACCTCTAAGCCAAGAACGCATAACACCCTCTCTTCCACTAAGTCCTGCTAAATGTACTCCGTCAAGAAGGTCTGCATTAAGATTACCCACAACAGTATTACTTACCACAATAAATGGAGCCGTGCCACTTGCTACGGTAGACATAAACGGAACATAACTTGTAACCCTGTTCGCTGCTATACCAAATAAACTTTTCAAGGCAGAACTTGTACATACGTCCTCCACTGAACCCGCTAAAGGTGATGTGTATGTTTGGAACAGGTGGGCAGCGGCTATATGGCGTATTCTATCCGGACCCGAACCATTTACATTTACAGCTTCATTACCGTTACCTAGGTCATTCCCTTTAAATAATACTAGTTCACTGCTTTCCGTACCACCCCAAAGTCTTTCGGCAATAAATGTATGATTATAGTCACCCGGTGAATCTCCTGTCGTTCCGTAGAACAATATGGCATTTGGGGAAGTACCGTTTCCTATCTTCAAATCACCGCTCATCGTTATGTTACCTACGCCCGTCATATCACCGCTTACGTTAGCCGTACCGTTGAAGGGCTGACCCCAGAGGGTACGGGAATTAACAAGAAAATTAGCTGCATTGGAAATTCCTGCCGATAAAGCAGTAAAAACATGTCTTGTTCCCTCAGGTGTTCCTGTAGTACCATTATTTTGCGTAGTTACATACCCATAAGGATATTGCTCAACTATCTTGACTGCAATATATGGGTCATAGCCACTTTTATTACATTTCATCCATATTCTCCATGTTATACCATCATCCGATGTACAGCGTAATTCTGGAAGAGTAGTACGTCCGAAGTTAGTAACATAAAAAAGAGTACCTGCTGTATTATCAGTGTTTCTTCGTAATCTAAGCACTGCACGTCCGCTAGATTCATTACCCGTTTCTGTTCTACACAAATCAAATACTACATAAGCACGTAACTGATTCTGTCCGCTAGGAATAACAAACCTCAAAAATTCTATATAGTCATATTGATTATACTGTGAAACAAAAGTATCACACACACGGTTCTGATAGTATGCTCCATGTCTATCGTCTAACAGGTCAGCGTTCAAATTACTTACCTGCGTAGTGCTACTAACCATAAAAGGTGCTGTACCAGTTGCGACAGTCGACATGAATCTCGGTGCTCTTACATCATTTGGAGTGACACGTAAAACCAGCTTGTTGTTATGGTCTACTACACCAAACCCTGCACTTTCCGTACTGCCGCCTCTAAGGTTTCCTATATACCAGTATGTGTCATACCAGTTGAACCTTAACCCGTTTCTTATAGAAGTTAACCCACCATCATCGTTCCTGATAACTCCGTTATCTTTATAGATATTGGTAATATCACAATTTTCCAATCCCTTGAATACGATTGAGCCGGAAGTAGATGCGGATGTAAGTGTTCCAGTCATAGTATCGCCAGTCTTTTTCACCCATCTACCGTCCAATACGGAAGTAGGGATATGACTTGCGTCTATGATTTTACTTGAATCAGCCTTTTTCAATTCAGCCCACATCTGATTTACGTTGAAAGAATCAATGGTTCCGTTAACCCATTTTTTTGACGCAGCATCGTATTTCAATGCCTGTCCGTTTACAGGGTCCGTTATTTCCACGTCATTAAGGCTATCAAGAGTTCCGGTCTGTGCTCCGGACATGGACACTCCTTTAGCGGACAGCCAATCAGTAGAATAAAATCCCACAGGAGTTGTACCGTCTTTTTTAATCACGTACACGGCATTGTTCGCTGCATCCCATTTCAGATAGGCATCTCCAATCTGCACATATTCAGTTGCGCTAAGACGGGCAGCAGACACACCACCTTTAAATCCCGCAGAAACACCATTGATATGACCTTGTTTGTTTATCTGCACTACTCCGACATCAGATGTATCCCCATTAGGGCGGAAATAGAGCATCCCCGAATCTCCATAACTTGAAATAACAGTGTTCCCCGAAGTGTTTCTGAAAACAGTATTTCCACTGTAAGACAGACCTATACCGCTATTCATTGCGATGTTCTTAGTGAAAGTCTTTTGCCCCGTAATAGTTTGGGGCGTGGCAATAGTTACATATTTCCCGTCAGCCTCGGTTTTAGTATATGCGTCCGTAATACCATATCCTGCCAATGTGGTAGGATTATCACCGACTGTAACACGCCCGTAGGTGTCTACTGTAACTTTCGTATATGTACCAGCTTTAACCCCTGTGGTAGCCAGTGACAATGTGCGGTTTGCGGACAGGTTTCCACCTCCCGTAAGACCAGTTCCTGCACTTATCGTTATGGTCTTGTCCGCTTTCAGTGCAAGAAGTTCGGCTAGGTTGTCGCTTTCCGTAAGACCGTCAAGAAACGCTTCAAGTTCTTTCCATTTGTTGATAATGTTATCGGCATCGCTTCCTTCTAGGAAGTTGTTCAACTTGTTGCTTAACTGTGTTACGGTATTGTTAAGCGTGCCTAAGTCCTGTTGCCTTGCGAATGTTTCCCCGAATACAGCAGTAATGGTTTTTCCGTCAGATCTAAGTGTCATGTCTGTTACGGCATTTCCACTTCCCGACTGGGTGATGTTTTTTATACCACCACCTTCCTTCGCCATTTTCCAAATCTCGTTTATCGTGTACGCATTAAACGTATTGTCAAGGTCTGAATCGGAGAAGGTTGTGCCGAGATTGGAAAAACCATATACGTTTTTCACAAGTCCGTCACCACCGCTTCCTCCGCTTCCTCCAGGAGATACGCCTAAAGCGGAAATCCATCCTCTGGTATAGAAGCCTATTTCCGTATTTCCGTCCGCGTGCTCAAATGTGACTGCCTTGTTTACGGAATCATATATAATCTTTATATCGCCAACCTGCAACGCCTGTGTTTTCACCGTGCCGCTTATGTTGGCATCTACAGCATAAATATTCTCCCATCTCTTCGATTCAAGACCAAGTGTGGATGCGTTGTTCACGCTAGGAACTACATTTGCCGTAGACAGTTGACCAGTAAATATCTTGCTTGCAGTTACTGTCTGTTCCGTATCAAGCGTTACAAATTTATTGTCAGGAAGATGGGATATGTGAATTTTCTTTGTCGGATCATCCTTTCCCAACTCCTGCCACAATTTGTCCGTATTCATTCCGCCTTCCTTGGCTAGCTTCCATATCTCGTTGATGGTATATGCGTTGAATGTATTGCTAAGGTTGGAATCGTCAAACGTCTTACCTAAATCGGCAAATCCGTACACGGCCTTAATCAGTCCGCCTTCACCACCTCCCGGTTCTCCGCTACCACTCTGTGCGCCCAACGCTGATATCCATTGGTTTGTATAGAACGCTGACTTGCATCGTAACGCTTGGTTTACTTCATCCCATTCAAACCATCCGTTGAACTTTTGAAACGATGCAATAAGGTCATTAAGTAGCTGTTCAGAGAAAATATTTGTTCCGCTTCCCGTACCACTTCCACCTAATGTTACATTTGTCGTATTCTGTGTTGAAGTAGTCTGATTTTCCTGTGCCAACCGTTCATAGAAAGACAGTATCTTTCTTCTTGCAATGGTGCATGAATATGACGGGAACATATTTTCCTTGGAATATTTAATTTCCAAAGACTGTATCTGCAACTGCATATCCACTATCTGACCGTTATCAGAGAAATCGAACACGCCTATTCCATCATCCCTTACCTTTAGCATATTTCCTTCTATGAAGTCAATGAAAAGGTTAGGATGCTCTGCGACAAATCCGCTAGATATGTCAAGTGAAACGGTTCGGTTCTCATGGTCATATCTTGACAGGTAGTCAAGAGCCGCCTTTTCAAGCGTGTTCTCAGCCATTGTCACATAAGATTCGGGCATGACGATATTCAGAATGACAAACTCCGTTCCTGCTGCAATTGAAGGAGATTTACCATCCGTATAAAGCGGAAGTTTGGCATTGTCGCTATCCGTTCTGTAGCATGATATTTTATATCGTGCCCCCTTATTAAACATGGCAACATCCTCTTCCGTTTCCCCCGTATCACCGTTCACCTCACCGTAAAGAGGAATAATACCGTTTTTGTTTATCTTAAATTCCGTGCCTGTATAAGTTCCTGTACGCATACTGAACACCGCATCCGTCACAGAAGCGTATTTGTAATAGAACCTATCCTGTGAACCGTCCTGATTACCGAAATGTATATTGCAGGTCATTTCCTCACTAAATCCGATCTTACAGCTTCCGACAGGAACATCGGAATCAAACGTGAACTCAATACGTATGGTAACTGTCGTATTCTTACCTTTTTCTATATATCCTACAAGAGCGGTCTTGTCGTAAGGTATTTCAAGCATACCAGTAGCACCTTCCTCTCCGATAACAACCTCTTTCAAAGGAGAAGCCTGACCCAATACACGGTTTAAAACCATACGTAGGTTAATCTTCACCTTTTTCCCTACAGCATCACTTCCTATAGGTAATATACTGAAAAGCATCTTCCCTGAGAATGTGGCAGTAACCTTTACAGGCTGGTCATAATATGCCCTTGTACTATATATATCAAAACTCTCGAAATCCCTGTACTTGTCAAACATAGCATGGGGCTTGTACTGGGGCTGCACATTGTCGTTTATCTTGTCGGATGAATCACCGTCCTCATATACCTTGTACCCTAGGTTGAATCCTGGAGAGGTCATATAAATGAAGAAACTGTCACTATCATCACTCTTTATAGGAGTAGACCCGATAATCTTATCTATTCGTGTTGCTGCGCTAGCACCCTCACCTGCCACCTTTCCCGATTGAGGATCTGGTTCTCCATCCGCCTTGTATGTATCCCATTCTGGAAGTCCTGACGGATACAAATCACCAAGTTTTTTCCCTCTGATGGAAGGATATATCCCACTGAACGTGTTTGATATGGTTTTTCCTCTCACACCATAGTTCTTCAATCCGTATTCGCTGTCAATATAATATCTTATATTCCCGTCAGAATCATTCGGAAGAAGGATGTACGGGCAATAGCGTGATTCATCGGCAGGCTTAGCGTCCTTCTTATATTCAGGCGGAACGTTTCTGCTTCCACCTTGTGGTATGATTCGGGTTATAACAGGTGTGCTTGTGTCTACGGAAGAGGAAACCTTTACAGCACCTCCGCCATCTCCCTGCTTGAATGTCCAGTTTACGGACGGTCTTGTCTTGTCCGTAATGGTTATTATCCCACCGTTTGCTGTCGTTGAGAAGTAATAATTGAGATAAAACTTGTCATAGAAGTTCTTCAATGCTTCAAACAGGTTAGTCCCATCGGTTATGTCAATCATATCCTCTGTCAGTTCGCCTTCTGCATCCACGTTGAGCGTCCATGTGCCAATGCCTGTATATCCTGCACCCAATGACGCATTGTAAGATTCTATATTTGCTTCTATACGTGCTGCAAGCTGTCTTGCATCACCCCAAAACTGGAACAGACCGCCATGAGTGTATCTTATCTTATTTATTTCCCCACCTGTTCCGCTTACTATGTCAAGAAATGCCACATTCTGCAAAAGCACCTCCTTACCGTAAAACAAAAGGGAGTATTTGTATTTTCCTGCTTCATTAAGATTATCTCCCGATGGGGCTTGGTACAGGATGAATGTATTACCGTTATATACGACTGTATCGTATTCCGATTCGCTCTTTGAGTTGTATGCCTTGAACTCTATCGGAACAACGGAAACGACTTCACAAGTCAATTTTCTCACTTCCTGCAAAGACGGGCTGTATGAAAAATCAGCACTCTCCGCAATAACCCTATTTCCTCTTTTAATCTGTAAAATCATTGGTCTTTAAAGCGTTGGTTGGTCAATACTGAAATTTAACGAAAATGTATAGGCGGATACAAGTCGGTCAGGGTTCTGCAAGTCCTGAACGTCCTGATAACTCATCTTTGCACCTGTTTCAAAACCCGTGCATCTTATCACCTGCTTTGCCGATTCTCCCCATATATCATTCCATATAGAGAAAGAGGATGAACCGTATGGCGTACCGGGAGTGGCAGGTATCACATTGGTTATATATGAATAGAACGAACGGATATTCGTCTTTACCGTTTCCACATCTCCCAAAGCGGCAAATGTTATGCTTCCTTCCGTTGGCTGGTAAACAGGCGTGACAGGTTCGTACACCTTCTGACCGTTCTTGTCATACCATTTTTCGGCATAGGCTTCCTTTCTTGTCGGCAAATCCCATAATCCCTTGCTTTCAAGTATATACAGCCTGTATGTGGCATACAAATCCTTTGCCGTATCGCTTCCTTTCTTTATAAAATATTTAGATATAGCCATTCGTGTACATATTTAATTAGTGCAAAAATAATAAAAATAGTCTTAGAAAACATCTAGTTTTAAAAAATAATTTTCTATATTTGCATCACAATCGGTGCTTTGGATGAGTGGTTTAGTCAACGGTCTGCAAAACCGACCACAGCGGTTCGATTCCGCTAAGCACCTCAAGTGATTGGATTTTTTTGTTCGTAATCAATCTCAAACGCCCTGCCAACTGTGAAGCTAGCAGGGCGTTTATATTATCAGTCAATTATAACTTTTATCGCATTTCCGCCTGACCTTGGGGCAATGGAAACGACACTTAGGAGTGCTGTCTTTATCGCCATAGTTGCGGCAAGCTGCTGGGTGAGAACCTCCAACTGTGACTGCTGTATGGCTGTCATGTTCGTTCCTCCCGTTCCTGCCGAACCACCGTTTAACGATACCAACTGACGGAGAAGATCGCTTTGTACAACCATTTCGTATCTCATTCCGTTAAGATAACCCAATGCCTGGTTGAACGTATTCTCGTCAACTCCTGCAATGGCATTGGACAGACCTTCCGCGTTCTCTTCCGTTTCGGTAAGCATTCCGCCTAGGGCGTTGTTTATCTCATTGACTACACCCCCGGCTTCCGCAAAGGCTGATTCCAATGAACCCATGACATTTCCTAGTATTATAAGCTCATCCTTGTCTATCTTGTTGTCCGCAAACATACCACCTTTACCGTCCGCTCCAAATAATGTAGTCTGTACCTGTTGCATTGCCTTTTCTATGTACTGCTGCTGAACCCAGCTTTTAACAACATCCCTCATAACGTCCGCTACGGTATCCTTGTATGCTTTGGCTGCATCCTCTCCTTTCAACCATGCTTCGACAAGAGCGTCACCTATCTGGCTAGCCCAGTCTTTCAAGTCAATGCTGTACAATTCACTTGCAAGCGTTTCTGTATAATATCTTATCTCATACTCCAATTCTTTTATTGTCTGTTTGTAATCTTCCACTTTCTCCCTGTCTGACTTTTTCTTATCTTCTTCGGCTGCTAGAATATCCTTTTGAATTTGTAACTGCTGTTTCAGATTGGATACTTGTTGGGATGTAACCTCATCAAGTTTTGCTGGGTCTATAATGTGCTCAAATTCCTTTTCAAGCATATTATAGATATTGGTCAATTTCTTTGATTCAAATTCAAGATCCTCTATATGCTTTTGAAGTCTTTTGTCATGCTGTCTGTTAAATGTAGCGATAACGTCAAGCGGCATGGATATAGCCGAACCTATCGCACCTGCAAAATCACCACTTTTGAATGAATCCCATGATTTCTTCACTCCCTCATTCATAACGCCCATAGCTTCCGAAAACTGGTTCATCTCACGCATGAAACCGCTGTCAGTATCCTTACCCATAGAATCCATAAGGTTGGACACGGATGCTATTATCTGTTGCATGGCTTTTATGGCATTGTATATGTTGGTTATGATAAAGTCGATAAGATTCACCGTCTGCAAAGCGTTCTGTGCCGCAGCCATCATTCCTTTACCAGTCTTGACAGCTTCCTGTCCGCTCTTGTATCTTGATTCGGCTTCCGACTTGGCACTCAAAGCGGCATTGGCGGCTTCTTCATCACCGTTCTTCATTGCGTCCTCGTATGCCTTGGAAGCATTTTCTATGTCAGCCATAGCCTGTTGCATATCATTCATGCCTGCCATCATCTTTGACTTTCCTGCATCATAACGCTTATTATACATACCTTCAATCCCATCTTTCATGTACGTCTGAAAGTCAGACTGGTTGTTCTTCATCATCTTCTCTATCTGCTTGTCCACGCGTTCAAGTTCTTTCATGTATTCCTTTGCGCTGATAGCACCAGATCTAAATGCACTGTTGAGCATTTCCCTTACCTTGTCAGCTACGGTATTTGCAGCCTCCATAGACATCGCTTCAACAGCACCGAAGAAGTTCTGATAGTCTGTGGTCAGCTTGAACAAGTCCATCTCTTCACTTTTCTGCAAGGCGGAAGATAAGGATGTGTTTTCCATACCCTTTGCCGTTTCAATTCTTTTTCGGTAATTCTCCCTGATAATATCAACCTGTGTATAGTAGTCACCATATTTTTCAAGGTCATTAGCATACTGCTTTGCCATCTCACCAAAGTAGCCTTTCCATGCATCAATCATTCCTTGGATAACCTCTTTCTGATCTTCTCCGATATTCTTATTCCCCTTAATTGCTTCCTGTATCTGATTTATATACTGGTTCATTGAGGTGAATGAAGAGGTGTCGGGCACAACAGAAACGCCAAGGTCAAGATTCATTCCTGCCAATGCGGATTGCAGATTGTTATATATGCCTGCCGCAAAACTTTCAGCCATAGTAGATGTGTCACCGCTAAACTGAACGGCAAGATCTAAGGCAAGTTCGGAATCACCTGTTATTCCAAGTATGTCACTGTAAAAGTCATACTTGTTCTTGTATCTGTCAAACTCATCCGTAATCCTCTTCATCACCTTCTTGGCTGCATCAACATAAATTTCAGAGGACAATTCGGCAGCTTTCCTTGCGTTCTTGACCGCATCCTGTGGAACACGTGTTTCCAATTCCTTTGCAGCCTTGTTGTAATTGTCAACAATAGCCTGTTTGTCATATACAATATCTACGCCAAGTTTTAACGCCTGTGAACCGTATATGGCTTCGATCTGCTTTTTGGCTTCTTCCTTACCTATGTTAATGCTTAAATCCTTGAACTTGGAATAGGCGGATTCAAGCAATGACAATCTGTTTTTCCAAAGGTCAGCAAGAGGATCTCTTTTCTGTGCTTCCTTCTTCTGCTTTTCCAGTTCAAGGTTGAATTGTTTTGCCGTTCCCGTAGCCTTTGACATCGCTTCGTTGGCAGCGTTAATCTCATATACCGTCTGTTGTACTTGCTCGACTTCATAGGGGCTTACAATTCCTGTAATTTGATACTCATCTCCAAGTTTCTTGACCTTTCCTTGGCTAACATACATATCAATGGTACGCTGTAAATTTTCTATTGAACTTTTGGCGTCCTTATATTCCTGTTTTACCGATTTAAAGTAATCCTCCATAGATTTCACATCGGCAGCCTTTATCGCAATAGTCCATTTATGTCCTGTAATTTCATCAAGAGATTTTTTCCATCCAGTCAAACCTTCCTGTGCTTCTTTATCGTCAAGTTCTATTTTAACAGCATATTTTTTGTCAATAAATTCATTAAACAATTTTTTAGCATTCTCCCCAAGTTCGCTAGTTGTGGCAAAATTTTCAGATTGAATCCTTATAAAGTCCTTCTGAGCATCATTTAATTTATTTGGGTCAATACCAGCAAATACTTTTTTCAATTCTTTATCAAGGCTGTTTGCAAAAACATTAAATGATTTTTCAAGTTCTTCAGTTTCACCCATTATACCCATCTTCAACTTCTCATATTCCTTCAACAATTCCTCACTGTCAAAATGGGCTTTGTTCTTAAATATTTCAAATGTCCGTGCATCTCCTGACGTTTCAGCCAAAGAACGTATCTTCTCTACAATAGTAGCTGCCGAAGCCCCTTTGTTTATCAGTTCGGTAAGTTCGTTTCTCCATTCCTTAGTACCCTTACCCATGTTTATAATTTCCTTGGATGCCTGTACTATCTGACCACGAAACTCTTCTATATCCTTACTTGCCGAAGTGAGTTTTACAGACGATTCCTCGTAATCTTTAAGCATATCAGAGAATGAATCTCCAAATACACCCGTAGATGTTGCCTTATCCGCCTTGAACATTATATCCGCATTTTCGGCAGCGCGCTTATAAACCTGCTCTAGTTCCGATGCTGACTTTTGCAGATATTCAACACGTGATTTCTGATCATCTATCTTCTTGCTGTTTTGTACTATATATTGTCCTATATTGCCATATTTAGACAATACTCCAGTAAGTGTTTCCTCATACGACTGCAACTGTTTCGTGTCAAGCTGTTCAAGGTTTTCCGGGGTGAGTTTGTCGAAGTTTATCTTGTCAAGGTCTTTTTGCAAGTCACTGTATGATTCGCGGAAAGACTTTGCACTGTCCTTTATCTTCTGATTGAACTCTTCCGAACGTGCAGACATCACATGAAACGCTTCCGCCACAAGTCCTGCAACGGTAAGTATCGTCATGAGCGGATTAGCCTTTATCGTAAGCCACAATGTTTTCAATGAATTTGTCAAACCGAATGTTGCCAGTTTGAATCTGTTCATCAACATTGTCGTTTTTGTCATAGACAACATTCTTGCAGCTTCCGCACCTGTTAGTTTAAGTTCTGTTACAAGAAGATGCCGTTCAGCCTGTGTCAGCATATTCGTGGCAAGAATACGTTTTGCCATCTCTGCCGACATCTTTCCCGAATTAACGGCAGCAGCTATCTCTACGGCAGACAGTTTTGATGCTGTCGCTATCTTCCACCTCTCGGCAGTAGTGAGCGTTCTGTACATCGCAGCCTGTTTAAGCAACTGGGCTTCCCGTAATTTTTCAGCCTTAATTGCATTAGTTGTTGCAACAACTTCTTTACCGAGCATAGCCGTTCTAGCTAGCTGTAATCCTTTCAACGCGGCATATCCTACAGCAACGCCCTCTATTGCTTTAGAGAAGTATCTCCAGTTGTTCATTGCATCGGTTATGCTTCCAACGATACCTTTCAGAACGGAATCATTCGCCTCGCCTATGTCATTCATCATAATCTTGTATGAATCGGCAAGGTTACTTACCATACCTTTCAAAGATGCGGCTTGTATTTCCTGCATTTTGTAGAACATACCACCATCTTCCGTCATTGTGGTAAACATCTCCCGAATATACTCGAAAGGAATCTGACGTGTTGATATGGCATTGAACACATCATCAGTAGTTTGGGCTACACCTCTTACTTCTTCCAGTTTCTTTCTCAATGCGTCCAATGCAGGAATACCGGCTTCTGTCAATTGACGTAATTCCTGCCCTCTCAATACACCTGCGCTTCTTATCTGACCATAGGCAAGAATGATACGTCCCATATCAACGCCAAGACCTGCGGAAACGTCCGCAAGACTTTTCATTGTACCGTACAATTCGTTGACAGGTATCTGGAATGCGGCAAGCTGTTTGGTATATCCAACCAAATCACTGAACTGAAAAGGAGATATTACAGCAAGACCCTTAATCTGACTGAATATCTGGTCTGCCCGTCTTGCATCCTGTATAATGGCACGTAAAGATACCTGTTGTAACTCGAACTCTCCACGAATGGCAACAAGTTCCTGAAACATATCTCTGAAAAAGTAGAATCCTGCATAAGTCTTTATCGTATTGACAAACTCACGCATCATTCTGCTCTGCTTTGTCAGTTCCTCGGAAAACTCTTTTGAACTTGCAGTATTTTTCTGATTGGTCTGCTGCATCTTTGTTCCATAGGATATAGCTTCATTTACAAACTTGTTATGTTCCTCTATCTTCCTGTTGAGAAGAGTAAGGGTACGGTTATAGTTTGCGTCAGTCGTATTAAGCGCATTACGCCTGTTCGTTAATTCAGAAATAAGATTGTTAGCCTGATTGATAGACGTAGGATTGATGCTCAACAATTCATTCGTTGATGTTTTCGTCAAAGATGATTGCAACTTTTCCAATCTGCCTTGCAATTTTTGAATAAGAGCGTCAGCCTTTGTTATCTGATTGCTGTTTAAAGGAACTTCAACCTTAAATTTATTCAATAGTTCAAGGCGTTTCTGTATGGCAGCAATCTTCTTGTTCAAGTCCTCAGCACTTCCCTCAGGCATACCAAGGGCAAGTCCAGACTGACCAGAAAGGTATTGTAGATACTTCTGATTGGTCTGCTGCATCTTTTTATTCGCCTGTTCCTGCTTTGATGCTTGTCTATCCATCTCCTTTGTCCGTGCAATCTCCATCTCGTATTGCTGGCGTAGAAGATTAAGTTCTCTCTCATCGGAAATGGACAATTTGGGCGCACTGTTAGCAGTAAGGGAATATGCCGTTTTCAATCTGTTCAATTCAGCCACAAGATCATCTATCGCTTTCTTCTGACTTTCAAGATTGGCTTTTCTTGTAGCCATCCCCTTATCTCCGCCTGCATTTCCTAAGTTACGGTAAGTCTTTTCCAGTTTGTCATACTCTCTTGTCGCTTCGACAATCTTATTTGACAACTCTTCCATCTGAACAAGTATATCCATTTTCTTGTTCGACTTCCCTTTTCCTACCTTGGACGCGTTTTCATTCGCTTTGTTTATCTTATCTACAACCTCGCTAAGTTCGTCATTCATTTTGCCTATATCGGTCAACATAGGCTTGAAGGACATCTCCTGGTTAAAAGTGTCCTGCAACTTCTTCTGTATATCCTTTATCTGTTTGTCAAGACCGGAATCATCTAGACCGATCTTAAACTTTAATGCTCCTAAATCAACATCAGCCATAGTTATTATTTTTTAATTATTGCAAAAATAGCAAAAATAAGCACAAGAGCATGATTTACAACAAACAAAAATCCATTAGTATTTTTTAACATATTTAAAATGGTACTTAAAAACAATTATGTTATCTTTGCAATAAAATAATTTTTTAACTATGGCTATAGAAGAAAACAAAGTAACACTCGTTGGCGTAAATTCAGCCAGCGTAACATTCAGCAATGAAGCTAATGTGGAAAAACAATACAAGGTGAATGCGAATGTAAACGTATCAAACGGAAAAAACATTGATTCATTTGATGGCGGAGAGGTGAAGTCATTGGAATCAGAGAACCAACTCGCCACATTCTATTTCAATCAGAACGGTGGTATCGCAATCAACTACAACGATCATCCCGATTTGGAAGCACAAATTGCTATCATTACCATCATCAACTCTTTCGTAACCGATGTGAAAAAATACATTAACACGAAAGGCATCTCATCAGTTTCAATCTAAAAAAGGCAAGAAAAATGACGAACCAAGAAATGTTTTTAAAGAGATTAACTCTCTTGAATATCCCCTTATCACTAGAAGGGAAGGAACTTCCATCAGAACTGAAAGCAAAAATCATGCTTATGCGTGTCGCTTACGACAAAGCTGCAAAAGCATTCGATGATGATATGCAACAGGTTCTTAAAGAAATAAAGAAGGAAGGATATGACGAGCGCGCACAGAAAATCAATCACATGAGAGAGATTGACGGAAAGGAAGATGCGACAAAAGAGGAAAAGAAAGAAGCGGATGAAATCAGAAAGACAGAAGAAGATTTCAACAAGGAAACAGAAGAGTTGAACAAGGCATATTCCGAAGCATATCAAGAGAAGATGAAAGAGGAATGTGATATGAAGCCTAGAAAATTCGCTTTTGAAGGATTCGCTAAAATCATTGAACTTATTGGCACTGACGGTGCAATTAAAGTGAAATGGAACTCTCCCGAAGCATTGGAAATACCGAAGGAGGAATTTATCTCGCTTATCGCAACAAATCTTGTCGATGAATAAGCCGTTTTCTATATTGCTATTTTTTTTGTTACTGTCGTGTTCTTGTTCACGCAAGCTACTTCCATCTTCGACAAATACAACTATAGTAGACCACAACACGACAGTAACGGAAAGAGTAGTATGGCAATCAAAAATAATAACTCTTCCAACAGAGCACATACAACATACAACATTTGAAGAAAGTTCACACTTGGAAACATCATTAGCCGTATCAGACGCTAAAATAATGTCGGATGGCAGGCTTTTTCATAGTTTGAAAAACAAGAAAGACTTTCTACAAGACAGCATCCCATCCTTGGAAAAAGAAACGGTAGTGACGAAAGATTCTATAATAACCGTAGAGAAAATTGTAGAAGTAAAGGTAGAAAAGGAATTGTCTAAATGGCAAAAAATACTAATCAATCTTGGATACATAGGTATCGGTTTCATATTGTTTTCAGGTTACAAAATAGCCCGAAAGTTCCTGTAACTTTCGGGATTATTTCACTAGATGCCATACCACGTGGTAAACAAACTAATCTTCATAAATATTGTTTTTTAAATATTTCGCAACGCTATCCATTACGCATTCAACACACCAGCCTAGAAGGTATGCAAAGTGCTCATCCTGCCCGTTTTTATACCCCATTGCTATATCACAATACTCAAATACATTACAAACATAATGAGCAGATTCATGAGCAACAATCTTTACTCCTATACCATCGTTGGATAACCAAATAAGTACGCCTAAATTATTTGTACTTTTTTCTCTTACAAGAATAGTCATACCATCACAGCCTTTAATTTCATCCTTAGATATATCTATCGGGTCATGATTATGTTGAGTAAATTTTCTACATATTTTCCCCCATTGGTCATCCCCTACTACAACATACAGTTTAAGGGGATATATTTTAGGATCGTATTTTGTTATCATCGCAAAACATCTTTTAGTAATATATCGGGATGCTCTTCTTTAGGTTTAGATTCTTTGAACCTATATATAAAGCCACTTGCATCCTTGTTAGCTTCCTTATATAAATCTTCTGTAAGAGAAGCCTTGTACAACTTCATTTTCTCTTCAAAATGATAATCAAGTTTAGGCTGGTCCATTATTACTGCCTGTATATAACTCCATGAATATTTCCATAGCAAAGCCCAGTCCTTGATTATCATCAATCCTCCGAATAGCCTTAAATCCCCTCTGAATTGGGGGAAATCTTTTTGGATAGATCCTCGTGAGCCGATTTTGCATCTAGAGATAATTTCATGGCATCCTTCTTGCTTAATGTCGCTGTCGTATCTATCAAGAACGCTAAACGGATTGTATTTGTAAAAAAATCACTTACATTAGCCCCCTCCACGATGGCTTCTATCAACGGAGTTAGTTCCTTATGGTCATAATGCCTGCTTAACCACCAAGCGTATATACGTCTAGCAAAAGGAATTATCTCAAAAAACCAATAGTTGTTCAATACTCCTGCCGCTGCAACTTTGTACGGAATAGATGCGTCATTTTTCATAATTGCAATCATTTCCTTTTTCGCTGTATCGGGGTTGATAATGTCACGTATCAACAGCTTGTCTACAATATAATCGTATGCGCCTAGTCTAAGACCACGCACCTTGAATTTCTTATTGCCAACCATAACCTCTTTGTATTTATGAGTGGCAAACTTCTGCATCTTTATCTGATCATCTAAGTCAGGTTGTTTCCAATTAAATATTCCCATTTTTTAAACTAACTTGAACGGTTTAATCATTAATTTTCCTTTCACATCCACCTTTGATATGTTCTTTGGAGTATTTGTATGTACGAACACCTTGGTATATTTAGACGATACAATATCAAGTTTGGCATCGTCAATCAAAGATACGTGTACTATGCTGTTATCAAGCGCAACAAGGCTTACATGGCTGTTATCCTTGACATACATCTCTCCTATACCGAAATCGTTGAATGTGACAACGCAATCACACGAGCCGTTAAAAATAGACCATTTAGGATTGCTTATGAAAAGGTTGGTGTCATCAACAAAGATATTAAACTTCTCCCTAACTCCTGCAAATTCCTTCTTGATTATTTCATTTGACGGGTATCTGTTTAACAGGCAGAAGTCAATGCCTCTGATATATTTCTCGCATAATTCATATTTATCCGAGTTCCCCCATTCATTTGTCCATTCCTTACACAGCCTAAGACTTATAGCCTCTTGCTTTAATTTATCAGACAATTCTTTATCTGTCATGGCGTTATTTTTTACAGCAAAAATACAACAAAGGTTAACAAAAATCAAACACAATCAGTTAAAAAACAATAAAAGCCGGACGAAAACGCCCGGCTAATAATTCATCACTCGTCTACATCAACCACCGATACCCGAATTGTCAAGTTCGAGAACCATCATGGTTTTCAAATACTGAGTGTTAACTTCCAATGCTGTCACAGTAACGGAGAATCCAAGGTATCCTGCGTTACTTGGAGCACCTGTGAAGCTGACAGCCCATGATGCCTTCGGGAAGAAGATCATACGATCACCAGTACCGTTGATAATACCGATAGGACGTACAAACTGCTTGAATGCACTTGCACCAAACGCTTTCAGTTTCTGAGAAGCTCCCTTACCGAAAGCATCAACAGTATCAGTTAAACTACTTAATTCCAACTCAGCCCTGGCTTCGTTCCCTTGTGTAAAGAAAGCGAAAGCGGCTTTTGAAGTGGACATACCTGTAAAGGTAAATGCCATAGTACCCGGTGTGATATTCTGGAATACGGTAGCACCCTGCTCGTTCTTTGTTTCAGAAGTGTCAGCGTCAGTACCAGCGGATTCCGTAGTACCAGATTCAATATTGGGAAGAATCTTCGGATTCTTAAAACTTGAATATTGAGTTTCATCGGTAATCTCAATCGCATCAAATGTCAAAGCAGCCGACTGCCCGTTCAAGTAAGCAGGGCTGGTGTCTAAATTTACTCGTGCCATTCTATTTTCTGTATTTAAAAAGTTATTGTTAATTGTTGAGAACGTATCTACCGATGCGCCTCCACTGTTTTTTCTCACGTTTTTCATGCGGCTAATCCTTTGAAATGTCAACATTCAACAGGACGGACATATAATAGAACCCAACCCCGTCAAACATTGGTGGTAAAACATTAAATATCTCGAAATGAAGCTGCACAGTCTTTTGAGGGAACAGTTCTACCATCTTTTCACTCAACGCATCCATGACAGACGGATATATGTTCCCAGGCAATGCCCTTACAAACAGAGTAACCGTAGCCATTGTTTCGCCTTTCCCGAAGTGACCGTAAGGGCCGCCCTCGGTATTGCTTACAATTCTTGTATTGTTGTTTACGACAATAAAACTAGTTACCTTATCATCAACACTTGCAGGACGCTGTACCTTATATACATCGTCAGCAATCTTCTTGTCCAATACAATATTGTACAAGGTGGTATTTATTGTTGAAGGATTAAAGTAGCCCATAACTTCACTTAAAATATTTGTTTAACATATTAGCTGCAATTTTCTTAAAAACCACAGTATATTTGCCCCCTTTTAAATCTGTCTTTGTCTTAATCCAAGAATCTGAAAGAACATTCAACAAATGATAGTTCTCCACATACTTGGCATAATACATGACAGCAGCGACAACCAGTTCATATTTGTCAGAACCATCGGATTTGTAACTGTTGAAGAAATCTTCGGCAAGTTCACGCCCCCAATATTCTACATTGTTACGTTTCCTAGGTTCATTTGCAACTTTCGTTGCATTTGCCCACACAATCTTCTTTAGGACCCCATCTTTATAAATGCCACAGCCATAACTATCTTCAAGATTGAAAGTCTGATTGGTAAATCCCTCTATGTCTTTTATATCATCCATGATATTCGTGGCGATATCTTCCATGAACTGCATGATAGAAGCATCCAAAGCAAGCTGGACATTACTACCAAACTCTTTCAATACTTTATCGTTGTTATTTGCCTGCATTTTTTGTACTTGTCTTTCTTGTTACTGGTTTACTCAGTTTATCAATCTGCTTTTTTAATGAATCTCGATCATCTTTTGCGCATTTCAACTCGTTTTTGATTTTGTTCATCTCATTATAAAGCTCCTGTATCTTCTGATAAGCATCATGAAGAGATTGCTGATAACTCAATATTTCTTCCTGTGCCTTTTTCAACTGAGCACCCTGAATAGCAAACCCTTTTTCAAGATTGTCCAAGGTAGAAGAATCAATTTCAGTTTCCATTTTTTCCTTCTTCTGCTTAAACAGTAATATTGAAGTTAGAAGGGTTATACCATTAGTACCCAACAAAGCAAGTATTATTTCCGTCCAATTGATTGTCATAGTATTCTAGTTTTCTATTTGGTTAAAGTATATTACCGTACCAAATTCCATATTGTTAAATGGAGGTTTCTTTATCTCACGCCAGCTATTGCTGTTGTCCGAAAACGGATGGTTGAAATTCTGCCAATCCAACAGACACCCGGAAGGTATGGTTACATCGTTATCTTCTAGGTAGGCAGCATATTCGGACTTGTCAACATTATTCGTTTCAGAACCAGTATCCTTTTCCTGTATGTTTGCCCTTCCTTCGTATATCATCTCCCAATACGGGGTGGTCTGATATTTATCCGAACTGTTCTTGTTCTGATAAATTCTCACCATATCAGGAAACATATCCTCACCTAAAATACTCTTTCCCATACTACCATCTTAATCTAGTTATTTCAACATCAGTTCCAACATCCAAATTCAAACCCCATTTGGCGTATAAATCCTTTGCTCGTTGCTCCAATCTTTTCTTGTCATTGATAGAAATAGTCTTGCTTGTGTCGGTAATTGACCAGTTTCCAGCTTTCTTCGTCTTTCCCTGTATCGTTGAAGGGGCAGTGCAAACAATGAGCAACAAGTCAGCATAAGCCAAATCCTTCTTCATCTCAGACGTTTCACGGCTGTCATCAGACAAACGAAATCCCCATTTCTGGGCAACACTGATATATGATGTGTTTTTCAACTCATAGTCAATCTGTGCTTTCAGATATTCACGCATAGACATATAGAAATATGCTTCCACCTTCATGTTACCCTTTGCTGTTATCTGAGGGGTAACTTGAATAGTAAACGGATTATCCGAAACTTTCAGTCTATCTTCCGGCTTCAAAGTTTCATTGTCGGCAATAAGCCAGTATCCGAACTCTACACTTTCTTCGGGAATAGCTTGGAGCGTGAGAGTATCTCCAATGAAATACTCCCCTGCGCCCTTTGCTGTGCCTTCGCCATTTATATCAATAATGACCTTCATGGTTCAACTTTTTACAATCCCGTATTTGACTGTTCGTCAACCTTCATAATGATAAGGTTGTTCGGATTCTTCATCACAGGACACGCCCACAATTCACCCGAACTCTTCTCAGCATACGGCTCGGAAGAATACTGATGCAAGAATGCGATACGTTCGCCTTCCAAAGAAGAAATACGTACAGCCGGGTTGGTATCCTGCAAATACATTGACGGTGAGTTCTTGATACGGAAGAACTGACCGCTCTGAACAAGAACAACGGTGTTCTTTTCAAAAGACGGTTTGGCTTCCTCAATCACGCCAAGTTTGTTCCATTTTGATTTTTCCTCAATAGGGATAATCACAGGAATAGAGAATACCTTCATCAGAACATCAACAATCTCCTGATTGTTCATAGGATAAATTGTAGTAGATGCTGCGGCAGGAACAAGACGAGCCTGTACTGCTGCTGTCACTTTCGGGTGCATCAGGAAGTTGTCATACAAATCCTTGGACATTTCAAAATGGTCGTATGGTACACCGTCATTGTCGGCAATCTTACACATTCTTTGAAGGTCTTTAATAGGATCTGCATTCTCGTTCGGTGTCCAATCAGTATCGTTAAACCATTTCTGTTTCAACGCTTTCAACTTGTGTTTTGCAGGAACACGATAGTCAATCTGAACAGGAATTGAGTTGGTACCACTAGCTGTATAGTTAAGCATACCTGTAGAAAGAGCCTGATAAGTCATGCAGTTCAACTCGGTATGGAAACCTTGGATACACGCTTCCATCTTTGTGTACCACTTCTCACGGATCTTGTCAAGCAATGCACCTTGCGGAATGTCAAGTTCATAGAACTCCTGAATATCGGTTTCCATAAACTGAATGGCATGACCCATCTTCGGAATACGGCCCGAATACCATTCAAATCCCGTAGTGTCCATGATAGGCTTTTCAGCCAAAGGAGCAAGCATCACAGGACGGGTAGCCTGTGTGTATTCGTCAACCATCACGTTCCATGATTTGCTCATCTGAGGAACATCCCAATCTCCGTAGCTTCTCCAGTTTTCGTTATCAAATTTCTGATTGGCATAATCCATAAGTTCCTGCATCTCCTCGGAAAAATGCCAATCATAGAAACTAAATGTCGATCTTTGCATAAAACGAAAAAATTTAATTAGTTATACAATGTGTAACGGAAAACGCAAGGATATGATTCATCATCCTTCATCGCCTTTTTGATTGCCGAAGCTACGGGCGGAATGCGTTTTTCCAAAATCTCACTTGTCACCATCCATGCACCGTTGAAAGGATATAGAGTGGCACCAGGAATGGTGTCAACATCATAAGGAAGGATAGCATTGGGAATAACCTTGAATTTTGCGCTAGCACCAACCTGTGTAACTTCAACCAAAATATCGGTCAATTCCAATTTACCTGCATCCCCGGACAATGTAAGGATGTCATATTCGTCATGAGACGAATCAATAGCGTTAATGGTAAAGCCAGTTGTAGTACCTGCGGCAGTAGTAGGTGCTTTACCGACAACCATGCCAACCTTGGCAACTGTATTACCCATGATTTTTTCAACTTTTACCGTAGCACCAGAATCCGATTTCTCGTACATTCTGAATGAATAGTGAATGTCACCGCCATTCTGCTTTGAGGAATCACATTTAATCATAGTGCCAGCCGGAAGTTTGTTCCCAACTGTAGGCATACGTTCTACTGGAACGTTACATCCTACCAACAGTACGTGCAAAGACGTATCATTAGAAAAGATATGTCTTGCGCCACCAATCTTACTATAACTTGTTGCAAGAACTCCTGCTTTCATAATTAAAAAAACTATTTGTTAATTTTACTGTAATATCGGCTGACAATGTTGTTTTCCTTGTTAGCCTTATCTTCTTCTCTCTTTCTATCTATGAATGACTTTACATCGCTAGAACCACCCTTGTCAGAGATGAAAGGATTAATGCCATCCTTTGTGTATTTAGTACACGTTTCATTGTACTTTCCCTGTATTTTCAGAAGAATGCTTGTATCTTCCTCTTCGGGCGAAATCTGAATGTTCTCAAAAATGATGTTGCGCAACAACTCGTTAGGCATACCCGCTTCCGGGCGTTTAATCAAATCAGACAGCTTCTTGCGCTTTTCAGTTACAATCTGCTTCTGCTTTTCCTCCTGCTCTTTAGCTTCAAACTCTTTCTTGAACTTTTCAAACTCTTCAAGTTTAGCCTTGACATCATCGGGCAACTTAAACTGTTTCTGTTCGGATGATTGTTGTTGTTGTTGTTGTTGTGACGAATGTGATTTTTCCCATTCCTTTTTCAAGTTGGATATCTCCTGTTCCTTGATTGTATCCCACTCTTTGCGCTTATCAGACGCAAACGCTCTTACCTGACCTGCCACTGTGTTCTTTAAATGATTTACAACACTTTCATTCCAGAACTTTTCCGCATTTTCCTGCGGTGCGAACGCTGAGAACTCATTAATTGTCTGTTCGATTGTACGATCTGTAATAACGGAGCTACTTTCTCCCAACGCATTCTTGATATCTTCAAAAATGACTTTTACATTTCCATTCATATACTATTTATTTTTTTTATGTGATTTATGCACAAGACCTTTGCGCACAGTAAGTACCTCTTACCGATGCAAATGTAGTTAAAAAATGTGTATAAGCAAAAAAATATTTAAAAAAATATTATATTTGCAAGGCATTAAGGAATAAATGGAAGCTATTATAAAAATTAACACATACTGTTTCCTAGTGTTATTATATAGTAGTACATTTACTAGCAAAACATAATACTGATTAATATGCAATTAGTTTATAAATTTGAGATCAACCATTCTGACAGGCTTTGCGCTATCTGCCGTGTTACGAACAATCTGTACAACCAGGCGTTGTATATCATTCGCAACGAGTTGAAGGATAATGACAGGTGGCTGTTCTATCCCGACTTGGACAGGATAATGAAAAACGTCACCAACCTTGAAGGTACGATAAATTACAGGCTTGTGAAATCACACGTAGCCCAACAGACATTGCGCGTGCTTGACAAGGCAATGAAGGGATATGTCAAGGCTGTAAAGGATTGGGCGAAGAATCCCGGGAAGTATAACGGTAAGCCCGAACTGCCATGCTATCACAAACGTGGTGGGATGAGCAATGCTATATATACCAACCAGTCGTGCAGGATACATGACGGGTATATAATACTTGACCGTGACTTGAAAATACCCGTTCCTCAATGGGAGAAGTACAAGGACAGAATCGAACGGTTCAAACAGGTTAGGATAATCCCAAAACGTACATACATGACCGTGGAGGTTGTATATGATTGTGGCTGTTCGGATAATGTCGGTACTGGTATGGCTTCAATAGACTTGGGTGTGAACAACCTTGCCACGCTGGTGTGCGGATGCAATGCGCTGCTGTTTTCAGGCAAGGTTGTCAAGTCATACAACAGATGGTTTAACAAAACATTGTCCATGCTGCAATCCATAAAGGACAGGCAGGGGATAGAGAAACTGACAAACAGGATGAGAAAGATGTATGAGAAACGTGAACGGTTTATGAATGATGCGATGCACAAGACAAGCAGGCGTATCGTTGATTATCTTGTATCACACCATATAGGCACTCTTGCTGTAGGCTACAATAAAGGATGGAAGCAATCCGTCAACATGGGCGGAGTAAACAATCAGAAGTTTACATTCATCCCTTTTGCGAGGTTGAGAAGCTGCCTTAGATACAAGTGCGAGCTTGCAGGTATCAGCTATATCGAACATGAGGAAAGCTACACAAGTAAATGTGATGCTCTATCTATGGAGGATATATGCAAGCATGATAGCTATCTCGGCAAGCGCGTCAAGCGAGGGCTGTTCAAGTCGGCAGTTGGAAAGGTTATCAATGCTGATGTCAACGGTGCGCTTAATATAGGTAGAAAAGTATTCGGTGATTCTTTTATGATAACTGATAGCGGGCGTTGGTATCGCCCCGAACGGATTAACGTTCTAAAATGTGTGTAAAAATGTACATTAATGCCATTTGCGGGATACATAGAAAACGATGGAAGAAATTGACTTAAAATACCGAGGATTAAAGACTAAGGATGTTGTCAAATCGCTGAAACGATATGGCAAAAGGGGAATCATACCATATAAAAGCCTTGATTTCGTCCAAAGATATATAGAGGACAGAAGAAGCAAGGGGTACAAGGTAAATATGCTTGCTCCACAGAAAGGTTCACAGGAGGCATTTCTAAGGAACAGGGCAGGGATAAAGATACTTCACGGGAATCGTGGGGGAGGAAAATCCGTATGCCTTGGAATGGATATACTGAGTTCATGCAACCATCCGTCATTTTCCGCACTTGTTTTCCGTAAGGACAAGACATCCGCAGAAAAAGCGGACGGTATTCTTAAAGTGGTTTCAAAGATGGTTGAACCTTATGGTGAGTATATTGATTCAAAACGCCTTTCAAGACTTGACGCAGGAGGTGAAATACGGTACGATTATTTCGGTGATGCCTGCCTGTCGGGAGAAAAAGGCGTAAGCGAATTTAAGGACAGACAACAGGGTGGTAACGTTGTCAAGGTGGCGATAGATGAGTGCTCACAGGCAACAGAACCTATCATAAACTACCTTCAAACGGTATTGCGTTCATCATCAGGACTAAGAACAAGTCTTATAGGCGCGTGCAACCCAAATCCGTATAGCGATTTCTGGAGAGCAATGGTATCATGGTGGGTAGACGATGATGGAATAGCAATTCCAGAAAGATCGGGGAAAGTAAGATATTTCTTTCAATATGGAGATACTATACATGAAACAGCATGGGGTGACAGCCCACAAGAAGTATTTGCTCAGGCAAAAGATTATATCATCGCAAGATTCGGTAAAAATACCAAAATTGACGAAACAAACTGTAAAAGATACATCAAGAGCATAACCTTTATAGCTTCCGGGCTGGAAGATAACAAGATACTTATGGCTTCCAATCCAGACTATCAGAAAAACCTTGGAGGAACAGCACAGGAAGTATCCATAAACGCATTAGGTTCATGGAAGCTGATAAAAGGGGGAAACGAGTGGATAACCCGTGACGAAATGGAGGAAATGTTCTCATCTCAGCCTGTGTTTGACGATTATTTTGAATGTGCTACACTTGATATAGCATACGGTCTTGGTGACGTTTGTGTAATGGGGCACTTCATAGGACACCACTTACAAGACCTAGAATGGTCAAACACATTAAAGCCTAGGGATTTGAACCGATGGGTAAGAAACAATCTACGGAAATGGGGAATCGGTGAAAACAGACTGGCATTTGACGGTCTTGGAGCACCGACATTCCGTGACGCATTTCCCGAAAGCCTGGCAATACTTAGAGGTGTTCCGAAAAGACTAGACAAAAGCAAGGATGATCAACCTGTAAGATTCTATTTCGATCTAAGGGCACAGCTTGCAGATGAAATGGTAACACGTATAAAAGGAACAAACCTAGGATATTGCGGATTCAGTATAAACCCGGAACTTCTTGACAAACCGTATGTGAACAAAACAATACGGGAAGCACTGATGGACCAGAGAAGAGCAATAAGACGTGACGTGGAAAGGGAAAACGGGAAACTAAGACTGCTGAAAAAACAGGAGGCAAAAAAGATTGTAGGATGCTCGCCCGACTTGATAGAAGGAACATTTTTATACAGGACATATTTTGATATATGCGATGTAATGATTGACATACCTAACGATATAATGGATGAATTAAAATATTTATAATTACCTATGGAAATTTTAAAATTAGACGTTTTATTACGAAAAGAACCGTTCAAAGTGGCACTTCCGTCAAGATGTGACGATGGGAGAGGTGGAGGAACAAAGAAAAAGCCAAGACGCTCCACTTTGATATACAAATATATGTCACAAGATGATTTCCTAGCGCAATGGGATACATCAGGACATTATATACACAACAGACCCGACTGGAAAGACAGCATCCCGTCAGACGAGGATGCCACATCATCGGATGATGAAAGCGCGAATGTAGGTGCTCAGAAAAGAAAAAAGAAATCGGCATCAACTCCCTATGTACTGCAAAGACGAGCATTTCCTCTTCAAAGGATGATACACAAGAAAAGGGTATCACACCTGTGTACCAATCCTCTTAAATTTCAGATAAAGAAAAGCGCGTCAAACCAGCAGAACAGGGATAAGCTGACAACATACAAGGAATACTGGACTGATTCTCTCATGGAAACAGCCAAGTTTGAACTTATAAGCGAAGCCGGAAAGGTAGGAGATGCTGCCATATATATATATAAGGATAAGGACGAGATAAAATACAGGTCTTTCAGCTACTCAAAAGGAGATATACTATATGAGCATAAAAACAGAAGAGGCGAAAGAATAGCTTTCGCAAGAGAATATACAACCACATATATATCGGCTGATGGAGAAGAACATACAGACACACTTGTCGATGTATGGACTAAAGATGAGTTTTATACACTGGATTCCAACGGAGATATAGCAACGGATATTGACGAGAACGGGAATATCATACAACTGCATCAATTCCATAACCTGGGATTTATACCTGTAGTATATCTACGTCTTGAACTTCCATTTTGGGGGGCAGTACAGGACTTGATAGATGATTTCGAGTTCTTAATGTCCATGATAGGAGAATACAACACACGACAGGCATTCCAAATGCTACTTATCAAGACTAACGGAAGAATAAACATTCAAAGAAACGGATTGGGAGGAACTTCCATTTTACGTGTAGGGGCAGAAGATGATGCACAGTTCATGGGTAAAATGGATGCTTCAAACTCACTGTTCACCGAAATAGATAACATATACAACGGGATACTTGACGGAAGCGGTGTCGTTCCGCCAATGCAATCATCGTCAGGTGACAGACCTACTGGAACAACAGCAATGTATTACGAGCCGGAAATGGAATGGGCGAGAAGTGATGCACAAATGATGAATACAGCCATAAATGACATGGCCAATATATTCAAATACTATGTAGGAGTAATGGAAGGTGACGCAACAGGTTATAACGCTCTAAGAATAAACGCTACCATAGAGCCATACTCATACATAGACTTCTCTGAATGGAACAATACACTCGTTCAGCTTGTGAACTCCCGAATAATATCATTACAGACAGCAAGAGAAGAAAGTGACTTCTCTGCAAATAATGAAGATGATAGAATGGACGAACAAGACAGAAGATTAAACGATATGGAAGCTAGGGTGGCGATAGAAGAAAACAATGAAAACAACGATAACAACGATAACAACGATAACAACGATAACAGCTAAACTATGGGAAAATTTACAAATTTACTAAGAAAAATAAGAAGGGCATTAGACTATATTTGCCTTAACAATTTGAGAGTTGACGGAATGGAACATCTCATTGCAGGAATACTTGTAGTAAGCATGGCGCAATGGTTTTTCTCCGTATGGACAGCAATAGCACTAACCTTGTTTATTCTTGTGGGAAAAGAAATAATATACGATAAGTGGCTTAGACAAGGAGTGCCCGAATGGAGAGATGTATTCTGGGGAGCAGTAGGTATGGTGCTTGGATTAATTTAAAAAAAATCACACCACAAAGTTTTTATATATCAAAAATTATTATTTACTTTGTGGTGCCAAACAATAGTAAAGTATTCTTTCTCCGTAGAGCACGGTTATAGCTCACTATATTAGCTTGGCTTTTTTTTTATGCCCAATCGCTTGTATGAAAATACACGGCTGTCTTTCCTGCGTAATATTTCCTCTTCGGAGAAAATCTTACTATTGTTTGGCGACACGGGAAATGGCAGCCGTTTTTCTGTCTATAATTATAATGCCAAACAATAGTAAGTATGGAAAGTTTAATTCCAAATCAAAAAGGTATGACCTCCCTTGAAATAGCAGAGGTCACGGGTAAACAACATGCCCATGTTATGCGTGATATTCGCAATCTATTATCGCAAGGTGTAGCCGAATCCAATTTTGGATTGGGCTCATACACAGACGCTAACGGTCAAGAAAGACCTCTATTTAATCTAACTCCGAAAGGTTGTCTTATTCTCGCTTCGGGCTACGATGCAGTGCTACGTGAAAAAATCATAGACCGTCTTGAATATCTCGAAAATGAGAAAAAGGCTATCCAAACTCCGCAAACCTATCTTGAAGCCTTGGAGGCTTTGGTAGCTTCTGAAAAGGAGAAAGAACGGTTGCGCATTGAATCGGAGAAACAGAAAAAGCAAATCGAACAAAAAGATGCCAAGATTGCCAAAATTCAGCCCAAAGCGGACTTCGCCGACAAAGCCTTTGCAATGGAAGGCAAGTGCGATATAGGACAGGCTGCCAAGATACTCGGCTTACCATTCGGACGAAATACCTTGTTCAAGAAGCTTCGTGAAGCAGGAGTATTCTTTGCTAACAGGAATGAGCCAAAACAGAAATATATTGATGCTGGGTATTTCGAGATGAAAGAAAAACCTATTCCAAGAGAGAATCACCCAGGTTTTGTTGTGATGGTTGTTCTATGTACACAAAAAGGTCTTGCATATATCAACCACCTATTTGGCGGGAAACCGTCTGATGGAAAATTAGCGAGAATAGTATAGCACTATACATCTGTTATTACTAAAAAACAAGGAGCGACAAAAATATCGCTCCTATATTTCCTTTAACGTATGATTAATCACTTTATCGTAACCCAAACCTGTTCACCACGCTTTATCGCATTATCAATCAACTTGTTCAACTTGTCAGAAGTATAGCGTGATTCGGTAAGTCTGCCTTTTGATGTATTGTTGCCAACAAGGATACACCCGGCAGAATCCTTTGCTGTATTCCCAGCGTGAAAAAGAATACCATCAAAATGAGGAACATTCAACAGTCTTGGCATATTACGCCCGAATTTTGGTGACCAGTTGTATATAACCTGGTATTTTCCATAAGGAATAGCAGATTCAGCATAAACCTTCTTCTCGTTTCCATCAAACACTCCGTTCTTATTCACGTCAACAACACGATCTTCAAGCGTATTACTGAAAAACTCACCATCAATATACAAACGCCCTATAGTATAATTAGGCTTACACCATTTTCTTTCTACTAATAGTTCCATGATTTTTTTTATTTATTTATACATTGCAAATATACAAAAAAGTATTATATTTGCAATGTAATAATTAAGATAGTTGATATTTAGATGGGAATTAATGAACAAATGAACACCATTATAAAGTATTCGGTGATTCTTTCATGATAGCCGATAGCGGGCGTTGGTATCGCCCCGAACGAATTAACGTTCTAAAATGTATGTAAAAATGTACATTAATACCTAAAACATTATATTTATCTTTGCCTTATCATAAAGCATCCGTTAATGGATATAGCTTAAATAGTTATTTTCATGCAAAAACTAAATTAATAAGCAAGAAATAGATTGGACCCTTTTTCTTGCTTTTTTTATGTACAAACGTGAAGTTATTGAATCAAGTCTTTCTTATAGAACAATCTAGTTGTTTCTTTTGAAATTTCCACATGACACTTATCCGCCTCTCTATAGCCAATTCTAGCTTCTTTCCAAGGCTTTTCGTTGCGAATTGACGCTCCCAATTCAAACATTGTCCAAGTAGATAGTTCCGTCAAAATACTAATAACAAAATCCTGCTGGTCTTGCGTCAACTTTTCAAACTCCTTATCTACATCTTCTTTGGTATTATTTGAATAGGTCAATTCTTCATACAGCATATATTTATCTTTAAGACTACCGTAAACCTTACGACTAATAGGGCCATGTACCCATGCCTCAAAAGAATCCTCAATTAATTCTTTATCAAAATATGCCAAATGATAAGCATCGCAGTAAAATAATAATCTCTGCAATTTCAAGTGTGACATTGGCCCATAATGTTTTAAAATATAATCTGATAAAATTATAGAATCTATGGTTTCCATATTTTTAGGTATTACAAAACAATTAACAATATTTATCTATTTTATCATTGCAAATATACCATATTTTCTGTTACTTTGCACTATCTAAATGAACCATTACGATGTTTTTAATTTGGCAGCAGGCAGATGTGAATCTTCACTGTTGCCTTTTTTTGTTACATTACATATAAACATACAATGACACCAAATGAAATAAAAGAATTCCGTAATTATATGCGTAAATGTATATCTATGAATTTTACGCTTGAAGAAAAAGAATGTATAATCAAGAAGAAAAAGGAGATAAAAGAAGCAGGAGAAGCTATAAGAAGAAACAATGGAGGGAAAAATCCAATACTAGGATTTTGATTTAAAAATAGATTAACTTGTACGGTAATTAGATAATAATACATACCTTTGCACTATGGACAACGAAAGAGAAATATTATCGAAACTTGACGCTATCATACAGAACCAAAAGGTTTTGTACGAGAATCAAATTGTCATATTTCAAACTCTAGCATCAATTGGGCAAAAGGTGTACAGTCAAAGCGATTTCAAGAGTTTGATGATAAACATGGTAGCAAACGGTATAACAGAAAGAGTAGAAGCCAATGATCAACAAAGAAGAAATATCTAAGATTGCAGACTATTACTTCCAGGTAAAAAGACTTGCGAACGGTATCAAATCGTCAACCAAAGAACGTGCGGAGAAGTTCTCTAAAGACCTTCTGTCCGTATTTCTTTTGGCAGGGGCTAAATCATTCAAGTCAATATCAAAACTCCCGGATAGCCAAAAAGAAAAAGTGCTGGAACTGACCAAAAAGTTCCGCGAGGATATATATAACGACATATACCAATATGTATTGGAAAGCAATAAACTGTCACTCGAATTAAACGATGATCTTGGATGGGAGTATATTTCAATGACGGACAACGGAATTAAGGAATATATGGAAAGGACATACGGTGGAGAAACGACAAAGCAGAGAATAAACACAAATACAAACAGATTCCGCGCTGTTGTTGAAGTATATCTTGCCAATACATTACTGTCCATAAAAACGAACAATATAGAGAAAATAACGGATGATGTTCAAAAGAAGATATGGAACAACATATCATCACCATATAATGTATCATTTATTCCGCCAAGCAAACAGAAACACTATGGGAGAGGATATGCCACAAATGGTATAAGCCAGTTGTATGTTATAGAGCAACAGATGATTTTAGGTATTTTCAATGAAGCAAATTACAACTCATGGAAAAACATTCCAAATTTCAAGGGATGGAGAACAGCAGTAACATCTAAAAACCCATGCCAGTTCTGCATTGATGAGCAATACAGAATACACACAGACAGACCTAAGCTGCCGTTCCATGCCCATTGTTTGTGTATATTATATCCGGTGTTTACTGAATAAGAAATTTGTTATAGACATATCAATATGTGTTATTGGGAAGAATCTCTATATGCTAAAGAAACTCTAAACTCATTAACTTCTTTACTAGATAAATCCCATTCCAATTCTGTGGTATGTAAACCTTGATTATATATGTATCTAGAATAATTACTTCCGCTTAAATTTGGAGTTTCCCAAATGCCTGGTTCTTCTTCATAATCAGGTATTGTCATAAAACATTTTAACCCTGTTAATCTACCACTTCCATCATCTATTGTATAATTTTCTTCGTAAATGTATTCTCTTCCAGAAACAGAAATAGAATCACGTTCTATATCACCCCATGTCTTAATACCAGGATTAAATAAAGTTTTATTATTATTATCTTGTACAACCATTTGCATACGTATGTCATAAGGTATGTATGTTCCCCTACCTGAATTATCTATAAAAATAACTTTATAGAAAAATCTCTTTTTAGGAGTAGTTATTTTCACACCTGTTATTTTTGTCTTATATCCAAAACACTCTGGAATAATAGGGAATTTATATCCTGTAGATGATGAAATCTCATGTGCTTCATTATTACTGTCAGGGTGACTTCCATGTACTGCTACAGCCATTATGGTACAAGACCAAGTGCCTATATCCATACTTTTAAAAGCAGAATAAATATTTGAATTGTTTGGAGAAAAACCTAATCTTAGACTATCAGAAGTTCCTCTTTCTCCTAAAAAAAATCTTCTATTACCATTCTTCTCTGCAATAATTAAAATAGCACATCTCCATGATTTTATTGAACTAGAAACAGTATCATTTATAAGTAGTGATAAAAGATTTCTAGAACTTCCATTTAAATCAAGTTTTACAGTTTGACTATACGTATCATAATCTAATATATTTGATGGAAGAATGTTTATATTAAGTTTTACAGGATATTCTACATGATTATACCCATCAAAATCAGTAATACGATATGCGCTTTTGGGAGATTTATACTCTGCGATAGTGCTAGATGGAACAGAATTTCCTATTGTATATATTATCATTTTTGTAAACGCAGTATATGTAGAATCGTTAAACTGCACAACGCCTAAATCAGATCTATCAATTGGTTTGATATATGAATATCTGTTTATTCTCCCATGCGTATTTGCACACGCATATCCCAAATCATAACCATCACTAGTGGGACCGATACCTAGAGTAGGATATATATCACTATCCAATCCGACAGGTGCAGTAATTTTACCGTTAGAGTGACCCATAATTACCCCCTTCCTCTATAACGGTAAAAGAACCTTTACAAACAACAATGCCATTATAACTGATACTACGACAATGAATATCGCCATCAATTATAACAGCATCAGAAATGTCATAATCACTAGGAAGTTCCTCACCACATAGTGTTATAACTTCGACTGCCCCTGTGCAGCTAGACTGCCCCTGTGCAGCTAGACTGCCCCTGTGCTCCCTCGCTTCGCTTCGGTCGCACACCAAATTTCCGTTTACAAACAAATTAATTTTCATCTAACTCACGTATTAAATCATTAACATATTTTACACAGGAATCTAACTCATCATACCCGTCCAAAATCAGAGCACCGACAGTGATGTGAAGTTTGTCTATCACTTTTTTTTTAAACAGCACAGCATTCGCCTTGCTTGTATCAGACTTTTCTATCACCGTTATTGCGGAATCAATAATCCTTGTGACTTCGGATGGCGGCATCATGGGAGTGTCAGCACCTTTCCGCCAAGATTGATACTCTCTCAACTTTTTAAGAAGTTCTTTTTTTCTCATGACAAGTCAGATATAGACTTTTTAACCTCATTAAATGACTTATCCGGACAATATGAAATTACACCATTGTTTTTACCATAAACATACAGGCTTCCTTCCATAAAAAGATTGCCGTAATTATCTTGTTTGAAATAGACCTTGTTTATCTTTTCCACAAACTTTCTATTTCTCCATTCTCTGTACATTTTGAACAAATTTTTCATATATCTAGTGTTTAACTGACTATACATTCCTAGTAAATAAGGGGTGGAATAGCATAAATGGAAAGGACTATACCACCCCTACCCCTTTTAAATTATGAAAAGAATTAAAATACAAACAACAGTCCATAAGACAAATGTTGTTTTAAGGATCTTCAACGGTGCCAAAATCACCACAAAGATAATAATTAAGGCCTAAATTTATATATATTATGAGTTATTCTTTTTGTGAATTAAGCCTTAAATAAAATTATATATTAAACAACAATCTCCCAATCATCGGCAAATACATCACTGATAGACGGAACCCATGAATCAGCACGCCCGGTGTTCTCGTTGTAAATAAGGCATTGACTCGTATAGTCAATGAAACCTTTGCCTTTCAGAATAAGGTCTTTTGCTGATTGCGGAAGAGATTGCATCTTTGGAATAATGTCGCTATCAATGTGTGCCGGTACCTGTTTGATAACCCATAGGCCCTTACCATTCCATCCGTTTCTACGGACAGCATAACCGTATTTAAGAGCCTTGATCGCCATACCAAAGTTCATCTTCCGCACTTCTGCGCTATCAGAGCCTTGCATACGTTGTATGCGAGTGTCAAGAAGGCGTATATAGTCGAACATTGTGCCGCATTGGATTTCCAGTAAACACTTGTTGTATATATCATTAACGACTTCATCCATTTTCCCTGAATCTATGAAAGCGGCCAACTTTACATATCTTCCATTGAGTTCTTCGGCTTCTATCTGCATACGGTCAACTAGTGTTTCGGCAATATTATACGCCTTTTCAAACGTATCTTTAGGACTCCAGCTTTCGTATCCATCTTCATATCGGACATGATAACCCTCATCATCGAAATTTTCCGTTGATGGTTTTTCTCTAAGAAGATGTTTTCCCCACGCATCACCTCTTGTCATAGGTTCTGCTTCAATCTGTTTTGTTCCAATGTACTTTTTCATATCAATATATTCCTTTACTTTCTTTGGAGTAGCACTAGTTATATTATCTAATTCTATTCCAAAATTTATACAATCATTTAATATTAATTCGGGAGTTGCTTCATGAATAAATTCTTGCATAAGATTTATTGTTGATTTTTTCATATTTGTCATGATACACCCCCATCCATAAGTATTTCAAATACATCCCTTTCTATCTTTACCACAACGTTCTCATCAAATTTATCCTCGTCAATGCTCTTTATGTAGTCAACCAAAGAATGAATCCTCCTGTTAACATGAATCATAGTAGAACGAACATCATCAATCATCACGCTGTTTGAAGCCTTATCCATCTCCTTGTCTGCAAAAGTTCTCTCATGTATAGTTCCATCTTCCTCAATTTTTAATGAAGGAATTTTGAAAAACTCACAGATATCAAAACGACTAAAAAGACTAACTGCACTCATCATGCTTGTAATATCATCATCAGAGCAATCCAATACGATATCCCTATAATCTTCACACACCAAACAACTCTTAAAAGAAAAATACGGGATATCATCTTCCGAATCAAAAGTCCATGTTTCTTTATACTCGTTTGTTTTCATCTCAACAAACTTAGAATGATCATAGCCAACAGACTTGTATTGATTGATAGTATCAATCCACCCCATAAGTTTAGACATTGTATCATTCAAATACTTTTCATACAAAACAACATCATAATACAATGCAGGTAAAGCATTATCACGGGAAGAGAAAGTTACAGGCTTAGAAATAGATTCCAAAACGGATAACTTACCCAATACAAAATTGAATATGTCAGCTAAAGGAAATTTACTCTTTATTCGTTTCATTATCAACTATGAATAAAAATCGGATGGAGGAAAACCCGAAATATGGCAAAAAAGATAAACCTCCATCCGCAAACAAAAACAAGAATTTAATCAATATAAGCAAAAACCACACATTTCAGAAAGCATTGCAATCTTAAAAGGGCAAATCATCCCGTCTTTCAGGCTGGGCAGGTGCAGGTGATGGAGCAGGTGCAGGTGCTTGTGCTGGTTGCGGCATATCTATCTTAAAGCACCCAACTTCATTGTAATATTTACCCTGGTATTCTCTTGCTCTGATTTCAAGATGGGCAGTAATGGTATCACCCTCTTTCAATTGAAGATCACACAGGTTGCCCATTACATAGAAATACACCTCTTTGGCATACATGGAACCAATTTCCTCAACTAGAAGATTTCTCTTTTGCCAAGGGTTACCTGCCTTACTTGTACCAGTCTGTAACTGACCTACTTTCTTTACTTTACAATTTAATACTAAATCCATTTTTTTTATTTTTTATATTTCTCCTCTTTTATTTTGTCCAACTCTCTCATTGCGGACAGCCTTCTTTTGTGAGCGTCCACCCTTATCCAGAAAACCTTCCAGCTAACTTCCTTACCGTTAGTGGTGTTCTCTTTAAGTATCTTGCCACATTTTAAAATCTCGTTGACAAGATAATCATCCACTTCTTTATCATAGCAATATCTCATGCGACAAAAGTAATATTAAAAAATAAACTAATACAGAAAACAATATTAAAAATAGTTAATCAAATGGTTAATTCTTCCTCTTCCTCTTTCGACAATGCCTCTACATCACCATCTTCACCTTTAGGAAAATACAGTTCGTCAAGATAATTGCTTGCTTCACTCTTTTCAGCGAAACTCTTTATAACACTACCCCGTTTGCTAACAACACGGTAACTAATATTATCCTCTGCTACAACTTTATAACAATTTAAATCATCCACATCTACGACATCGGGAGCATTATCATCAATACGCATCATGCTTAATATATGAGAATACTCGTTCACCTTTACCGTACAGGAAAAAACATTAGGAACTGGTTCTATTATCAATCCGGCATTTATCAATGAATCAAAAACAGAACGTCTAGGCTTATATTTCAGTTGCCTCCTTATAAACTTCAACGTTATCATATTATCTCCCCTCTGTGCGGATAATACACACAAACGTAATACCCGTAACGCATCAATACTACATAGAGGCGAAAGGTACTTGTACAACTGGACAGGAGTAAATTTATGGTAATAATCAAATACTCCCTCTTCCTCTATTTCCCTTACACGCCTTTCCCTTTCTTTATTCCTTACCGTTAAATTAGTGGCTTTCCTTACCGACATAGACTATCCTTTCCATGTATCGTTTTCCTTTATCCATTTACGTTCATCATCACTAAGATCGCCTGTTGATTCACGATGATATACACACTTGTTGCATAACCCTGCCTTGGCACGGACACACTTGTCGCAATCGTATGGGAAAAACGCTATGGTGGTCTTGTCGTAGAAATCTTCACCAGCATCATCATCAGAAAGCCAACCTTTGAACTTTGCAAGCATATCAAGTGCACCTTTCACATCCTTAAAATCAGCAGTGCCTATATCAGAACGCTTTAGGAAACTTTCTATAAGACTTATCGCATCTTCAAATTCAAGGTTATCCTTGTTTATCAAAGTCTTTGTCTTTTCCTTATTCTCACCTTCCAATACACGCCTCATGGATGGTGTCACATAATCGGAAGCAAGCATGGAAGATTTGGCATAATTGACAATCTGGGTTATCCTTGGAGAATTAACCCATTGCTTGGCTTTCATAAGCAAAGAACGCTCTGACATACCCTCGTCAACAACATGTGTAGCCCTGTAAAACAAGACAGGATTGGTATCTATGACATAAGCGGACGCAGCCCATAACTCCATCTCATTCGCATCATCAATATGCTTTGCTATATCAATCTTCTTCTGTTTTTCATCGTCAACAAGAAGATTGTTACTAAGGGGAAGTTTACCCCATCCTTTATTCAAACCCATTACCTTTCCTCCTTTATCCTAGATTTTATCTCCCTTACCCTCTCGTCAAGTTCAGAAGAATATTTTAAAAGATTGTATATGCTACTCCTGTCAATACATAGAAAATCAGAAATATCAGACATACTTAAACCCATGTCACGCATGACACAGCACACAAGCGCACGGTTCATCACAATATCATGTTTTCTGCTTTTCCTGTTAACATCAGTATCGGAGAGTCCGCTTGCCGCTAGAACTCTCCTAAAAATCAAAGCGTTGTCAGCCTTTTTCCCCATTTTTCACATTCTCCTTGTCCACTATCAATTGCATTATATCAGCGTAACCAGCCAAATCAACCATATTGTCACGCTTTTTATGGAATCCCTGTCTGCATAGCTTTACAGCTATCTGTACAGCAACACAGTCATAAGGAGATAATTCCTTTCCAGTAATCAAAGAAGCCATCTTGGAAATGTTTTCAAAATTGGCTACAGCATCACCATAGTCAGACTGCCTGCTGTTGCTGCGGATATCCTTTGCCTCATCAAGAATACTTCTCTCTTTAACATGATCAACATAAGCAATACAATCCGAGAAAAGAATATACTCTTTACCCTGGTCATCCGCACAAAGAAACTTTTCACCATTCTCAAAACAGTATTTAACAGTGACAAATTTACCGAACACATTTGACTTGCTTACAGAATCTTCACCGTGAAGTGAAATGTATTTATCACGGTTTATAATTTTTACCCTACTGTTCAACGTAACTCCAATCATAACAAATCACCAACTTTTATGTTATCCGCATCCTTCTTATCAGAAAAGAAAATACGATCATACTTCGTTTCACCAAACTCAACAAACATGGCTAAGATAAAATACTTGTTCAGTACACTATCATAACCCTTGTCGTAAATCTTGTTTATCTTTTTTGTTTTCATCTCTTTTCGCATTTAATATCCATACTGTCACCTCCCATCATCATCTTCAACGTACATGTATTGGACATAAGTTCAACAATCTCGTATCTTACATACTCATATCCATCAACATAACATGTAATGGTTTTACCAGATATATCATAAGTACCGTAACCATTTCCAAAATAGCCCCTTCCTACATAAGTACCATCCTGATTAAACTTAGCGTAAGTAGGTCTTATCATAGGATACCATCTACCATCCACTTTTACCTGAACAAGTTCCCATGTACCGATAATAGCATCCTTGTATTCATCATCCTTATCATTGGAACAACTACACAACCCCAATAATACTATTGAAGAAATAGCAAAAAATAATAAAAATTTCTTTCTCATTTGCCTAAATTATTTGTGGAACCAAAACCTCCATCACCCCTATCCGTTGAATCAAGGCTTTCAACCTCAACAAATTCAACCTCAATATAATTACTGAAAAGAAGCTGAGCAATCCTCTCCTTGGCGGCAATATAGAAAGGCTCTTTCTCAAAACTCTTCACTATAACACCGATACAACCGGTATAGTCACAATCAATAACACCATCCAACACATCAGCGTCATGATACTTCCCGTCAACGCCAATAATACCTTTCAGAGAAAATCCGCTTCTCGGCTTGATAATAGCCTTCATATTTGATGGCATCTGAATGGCTATACCAAGTTTAATCAGATTACGACCTTTTCTAATCAACGTGTTGTCAGGAACATACAAATCATACCCGGCAGCACCATCAGTTTTTTTTTCGGGAAGAACTGCATCCCGTCTTAATTTTAAAAATTTTACTTGATTCATTTTTTATTTCCTTTTCTCTTTAAATCATACATAGCGCATTCCCTGCTTCGATAAATCTTGCTTGCAGGATATATCACATCATTAACAATAACAAAGCCGACAACAGGATCGGTAATGGGAACCACTTCACCATCAACAATGGTGAAATGATTTTCGGACAAAAGCCTTCTCATGGCAGCAATCTGTTCGAGAGTAGCCTTTGATATATCATAGTTGTTAGAAAAGTTAAACTCTAAATTACAGATAAGAACATTCTTGTCCTTATATAAGAAATTAGCTTTCAAACCACCAGTATTAATAAATACATAATCTATTAAATCTCCTGTTCTGCTTTTAGCAAACAGGAAATCTCCTTTCTTGAAATTGTCAATCTTGACTAGTTCATAAGTGCGCTCATCAATCTTTTTCAATGAACACCCCTCAGGTAGTTTTATTACACTTACATCTGTCTTACCCATTTCTTTCCTCCGTATTTAACCGAAATGCAGCCTCCCTAGCCTGATCCTTCGTCCTATACAACTCTATTTTTTCAAACATACGACCATCATCACAGTCATACGTACACAAGGTGACAGCCCACATATTACCACGCGGAGAATAGAAATACCTACCGTAATCCTTTCCCATCACCTTACCGTCAATCCTTATTTCTCCTTTATTAGCCATGCTTACACATTATTTTCTCACCCCAAACTCTTTCCTAAACTCATCAGCAGAACACGCTATGCGCTGACCAAGATGGTCCACATACAAAACAGCATCTTTGATCATTCGGTCATTCTCGGCAAGCATGTGGATAACACTGTCAACGACACACTCTTTACCACTACCTAATTCAACATACTTATTACCCATGACAATGCAGTCTTTTTCCTTCAAAGGAACAATACGTTCAATCTTGCTTTCACGATATTTTTTCAGTTTTTCAAAGAACTCACGGTGCATTACACGCTCGTTCTCATCCATCACATGATAAAATTCACAGCAAATACCGTGAACATTATCCACTGTATTAATCTCATCAAGGTTGTCAATCACATTCTGCAATGCGTCAAAGAAATTCACATCATGCTCATCCAATACTTCTTCCATCATTCTATCAATGGAAGCAATAGCCTCGTTCTTAAAATCAATTCCTAATTCAATATCCATTCTCTAAATTGTTTAATGTTAATACTCTTCAAATTATTAATAACAGCATCTCCGATATCATCGTTATGCTTCAATCCAAAAGACAGGATAGGGTGTTCCCACCATCTCGCCACACGTCCTTTGTCACCCCACAAAGATATAGCTTTATTATCAAAGTCGGGGAACAAAATAACATTTTTTGGCAATTTATTTCCAATCTGGTTCATTCCGCCACAAGCTGTCCATACAAAACCGTTACCGAAAGCCATAGATGCGATAATGGCGGTTTTCTCTGATTCAACCATACAAGTTATCGCATCGCTGCAATAATCCCCTAAAAACGGCTTAAAATAACCACGATAGGTAAACCCTTCTCCCGTAGTAAATTTCCTGAAAGCATGGGTTTCCTTCTTCCTGTGACCGTTCGCCCCATATCTTATCCTGTTGTCATGGCACACGTTACCATCCTTGTCGGAATACCAGAACACAGCGGATTCCCTTCCAAGACAGCCTACCTTATACCTTGAAAACACATCATTCACGGAATCAACACCGAAAACACCTGAAAGGTACTCGTACAGGTTATTACCCTTCCAATGACCGGCATCGCTAAGCCTGTCAACATACTTCACATCAACAAACTTTGATTCCTGTCTACCCGAATCATACTCCCTCTCGTAGAAATCCTTCAAACTCATCCTGCAACCTTCCGGGCTTGACAGAATCCTGAAAGCATCAGAAGCACTGCTGCAACCGGGAAGATAAGACACGAGAAAGTCAAACAGGTTGACAGAATCACCTCCCTGCTCGGTAACGGTGATACTGCCCGACTTGTTCATATAGAAAACCAGCTTGTCTTTCCTGCTATGGCTCTCCAGATTTATCCTGGCAGGCAACGTCCACCGCTTACCCCTACGCCTTAAAGGAAGCCCAAGCACTGTGTCAAGACTGGAAAATATATATTCATAATCAATACTAGCCATATTTATTACTTAAAATTACGCCATCCCTGTTTCAAATCCCTAAAGAAATCGCTAAACGTATAACGATAACCTTCAGGATATCCCAATGAACTTGACAGGCATGAAACATACCCGTAAGGTTTTTTACCGTCACTCCACCTGTACATCATCTCAGTAGGAACCATAAACACAAGAAGAACAAATACAATGTCAACGTATATGAGAAACATGACAAAACGAATAAAACACCTCATAATCATTCCTCCACATCCCCTAAAAGAAGTTTCTTTGCATAACGCAACGCAAACTCCCAATTGTAATAAAACGTACCTAGCAAATCAAAGAACAGGCTATACACGGCATCCTTGTCACCATCGGGAACGGAATACATGATATCATCCATCATACGGATATCATCACTGAACCTGGCATTCTTTGTCGTATAACGCCACAAACCGCCAACGGCAAGTATCTTGGCGTGTTCATAAACATGACCGTCAATGGAATATACATCACAAACGTAATCATTAAACCAATCCTCATTGTCCAGCACACCACTAACAGGACTTGCCGACAAAATCATATTAACAAACACACCAAAATGACAATACTGCTCTATCTTACCCGAATCATTGTCAAACTCAACCTTGAAAGCATCCTTGCCGCTCTCATTAATACTGGAAACCATGTCACTTACATAAAGCGTCTTTAACCACTGGCTGAAATTATACCTTTTCAAACCAGTCCTGTTACGAGCTTCATTTATCGCACACTGGGTATCAGACACACATACATACCAATCAGAAGTAACACGAATACTTCTATCAAATAAAACAATCTCTTTATTATCCATATACAATAAAATTTTTCAGCAAAAATACATATTAAAGTAATATGGTAAAAACAATAACGGTTAAATAATCTTTAATCGTTATTATATTCTCGGGAAGGTTTTAAATAAGTAGAGAAACCGTATTCTTTTATTATTGATAATATTTCATTTTCGTCAATTGAATAAAATTCTCCTTTTACTTTTTTATTTGAAAATCTGCGGTGTAGCTCATTTTCTATATTTTCGTCAATAGTTGCAATGACTAATAAATTATGATTTCCGCACGAAAGCGTTCGATATCTCGTTTTAATATCAGACGTAGAACCTATTTTTACTAACCCAGTAACTTTATCTTTCATCAAGTACGTGCATCTATCAAAGAATTTTTTTCTTGAGAGTTTTAATACTTCCGCCATAGTAGTAAATATGGCATAATACAATAATTCACAATCCCCAAAAAGAAATTTATTTACTTCTATTGCTTTATCAAAATCGTGCATCCAGGCATATTCAATAAGTGCATTAGCTAATGTAAGCTGGTTGTATATAGTACCATCTTCGTAAAGCATATATTTCCCATAATCGTTTTCACGAAACTCTATATATCCTACACAACTTGGGAACATTGTAATTATAAAGTCTTTTACACTATTAGTTAAAACTTGGTCATTCTGACCTTTAAAAACTAGTTCATTCATAATAATAAAAAAGTGCGCCTACTACGAGCTGTCAAATCAACCATAGGGTTTATTTCGGAGGCGTTTCCGTAGCTCCACTCGGTAGGCGCAATATCTTAATCTATACTACTACAATATGTCATGGCAAAAAAAATAACTCCAATGATTGAAGTCACAGGAGTTTGCCTCTCCCATGATTGATTTGACGCTACAAAACTAAGTATTTTTTTTGAAACTGCAAAATTTAGAACGGCAAATCCTCCTTCATTATATCATCAGCCTGTTGGAGAAGATATTCGTCAGGATTGTATTTCCGTCTTAGGACAACCTGGAACATCCTGTTCCTGTTCTCATCCCACGCGGAAGTGACGGAATAGCCTTCCTGGCGTATCATGTCAACCATCTTTCTCTTGCTGTAAGGTCTAACGCCACAGTCAATACAATATGCGCTGTATTTCACATACAGGTCACGGTCACGGATAGCCTCAAGTTCAATTCCCCCATCAGCATCATACCCCGAATCGTAAAGATAGGACAGAACACTGTTGGAATCACGTCTTGCGTTCTCCGTAACGGATTCTATCGTATAACTTCTCGTAAACTCACCCTTGTTCTTAACAAACCGTCTTGCACCCTCTATTATCCAGTTGATAATGGCTGCCGATTCCTTTGACAGCTTCAACGGAAGAGATCTGTCCTGTTCCGATTCCTTAAACACACGATAGAACGGGATAACAAGGGAGCGTCTGAAGTGACCATAAGTCTGGTCCGAAACGGAAGGCATCTTGTTAAGGTTTGCCATAAACGGTGGCATCATGTCAGCAAGGAAAGGCTCACCGAACGGAAGACGCGCCATAGTAGGCTCACCAGAAATGAACTTCTTGTACTTGCCACCGCTCACATCCTTCCCACCCATCTCGGAAGCGTAGTTGAGCAGCTTGCCGTTTATCATCGCTATATTGTACTCGCAAGTAGACTTGTCACCCGACAGGTCAGCCATCTCCATATACGACACATTGTCTTTCCCCAGGGCATTGACAACAGCGTCAAAGAACACCGACTTACCGTTACTACCACAACCGAGAAGGTAACACATCTTCTCCATCTTGATCTTCTTCCTGTCAACAAAGGCACACCCCACAAACTCCTGCAAGGCATCCTGTGTATCCTTCACAGGAATCACATCGTCCAAAAACTTCTCCCACAACGGGCTGCGTGCCAACGGGTCATAATTGATATTGATACGTATGCACGATTCTATCATGGGTGAGAAATCGAACGTTTCCATCGTTTCCGTGTCAAGGACGCAGTTGTCAAACGTGATGAAGTTACGCTTGGGATTAAATATCTCATGCGTCACGTTCTTCACAATGGTACGGTAGAACCGCTCGCTCGTATCGGTCATGTACAGTTCGCTAAGACCGTTTATCCGGCACAAGTCCATGCACAGGCGCATCAGATCCTCCTTCATCATGGGCACGAATATCTTACCGTCAAAAGCCATGATGGAACCGCTCCTGTGCCGTCTGAAATTGCACTCCCTGCACGCATCGGCTATGTCCATCTCAACCATAGCGGATATGGAACGTTTCCACTCGCCTTCATCCCTGGCTTTACGGAAGCCTCGACCACCGCCCTTGTCCGCCAGCTTTCCCATAACGGAATCAAGGATGTATTCATAAGAAGCCTTTGCAGATTCAGCGACAGTCATTTTCCCCTCCTTTCTCTACCGATTCTACCGATTTCTCCCTGTCCACAACCTTCCCGAACATCACAACAGGATACAGGTCATAATCGTCCGTTGATATGTCAGGGCGTGCGTCCATATCATCAAGCGAAGAATACACGTCCGCGATGTGCTCCAGCTTCCGGCACACGATGGAATCACGTCTTATCCCGTAATACTCTATAAGGTCAGCCATGTACTGTATGGTAATGTCCTTGAACCATGTGAACGCATCATCACGTGTCTTTGCCCCGTCACAGCAGGTATTGAACGTGTACCCGAAACGCCTCATCTTCACGAAATAGCTGTTCCGCCACAACGACACCGACTTGTCCATCTCGTTCCCTGCGTTACGTATGGCGGTGACGATGCTTCCCGGCATGAGAGCGCACCGTGAAACGCGAGCGGCGGAAGGCTTCCCGTTTGCCCCGGTCCCATCCACCATATCCACATCGGGCACGAACCTAAGGTCATCCACGCTCCTTCCGCCAACAACGGACGTATCATGGCGCATAAGGTAGTCTGCATCCACGATATGACCATACTGTCTTACCTGGTCCTCGCACCACGAAGCGAATCTGCGCAACGACCGTTTCCACTCGGAAGGCATCACATACCCGTACCTAGAGCATATCTCCGCTATACGCTTTCTCTCCTTCTCCCATTTGCTCTTCATTTTTCTCTCGTACTCCAGCACTTCACCCTCCACGCTGACACCAGCAACCTGTGCAGCCATAGACCTTGCAGTTAAAGGTACGGGCACGCGCCTGATAAATGACGCTTCCGACACGAACACAGCCTTTGTCCCGTCCTCCAGAGGCTCGTCAAGTTTAAGACAACAGTGACGATCCCGGAAGCTGACGAGCGTAACCCATCCGAACAGCCGTGTCTGAACCCTCATTCCCTTGTACCAACGCTCCCTGTCGGGCATTGCATCGGACAGGCATATGACACGCCTTGATTCGGGCAACCTAAGTTTAATCTCTATTTCTTCTTCCATTTTCACACACACATTTTGCCTGATTTCACCTGCAAATATAGCGCAAAAAACAATACGAAAACAAATAGTTAAATTAATTAACTACAAATGTTTACGTGATTAACAAATTCGTGTCAAAGAAGATAGTTTATCTTTCTTTACACAAGATTTTTTACTTTCACGTCCACAGTATGCTTTGAACAGGAAAAGTAAAAAATGTTGATTGTTGTTATTTTTTATTTTTGTCATAATTTTTCTCATTTTAGTTAAAATGATTTAACTATAATTTTTTATTTACCTGTTATTTTCTACGTTAAGAAATGTAAAATTGACTTAATTTAATATAAAATAAAAAATCTCAACACCGATAGTTGCATATGCAACTAATTGATTCGGGAAAATTCGTAAAAAACCTACGAAATTCGTTGATTTTTCGTAGACTTCGTAAACTCTTCGTTTTTCAACATTTGTCAAAAAACTCGCGCAAATTAGTGGTTAAATTGCTGAAAACAAGCTGTTTAGTCTTGTCAAAAAAAATTGAATCGTAAATCTTTGAAAATCTACTCTCTATTAATTTGCATATTAAATGTTAAAAGTAATATATATTTACAACACATACATACACGTACACCTTACATACTCTATTACAATACATATACATACATAATACATACATAATACATACACATACAGACACCAAAACTGCATACGTAATTTAGTATAGATACATATCAAAACGACGAAATCAACGAAGAATACTGTAAACCAATAACTTATACTGCAAAAAAAGACATAAAAAATGCAACCACACCTACGAAACACACCAAAAAACCTACGATTTTCGTAACTTTTTATGTAAAGATTTATCCGATTTTGTTGAAAACTACCGAAAATACACATCCAAACCGCAAAATCAGCCATCCGAGCAAAATTTGGAGAAAAAAAATTTTTCAGAAAAAAATTTATCGGAAGCGACACACCCGCAGCGAAGCCTCTATAAAAGGGGGTATAGCACTGATTTACAGGCAATTACGTTCTACCAGTCACCCGGATACATACTATTTGTAAATAAAAAAGAATTCTTTTCTACGAGAATCGAATTTCGAAATCTTTACAAATAAAAAATCTTTACAAGTGGCTTCTACGAAGATTTCGTAATTCCCTCACGTTCAGATACTTACAATCAAATTTAACGCAAATTAACATTGAAAAATCTTGAAATTAAACATAATATTAAGCTAAAATATGTCTTGCACGGTCTGATCTATTAATATTATGCAATATTAATTTAAAATATGTATATAAACAGTATTGATTTTGGAAAAAACGGGCTTAATTTATAATGAATGTTAACGAAATATACAACCTAATCAAAAACGCTGTATGTTTGCAGTGTCGGAAGGACAAAGAGATACTTGACGTATTGAGACAGCTTGCCACGGTGAGAGCGTGGTACAGATCCGCAAACCAGGGAATAAGCGGAATATAAACAGCGGTGTTGTTAGCCACGATGCAGAAGTACGGGTATTGCTTGATAATGGAGATAGTAACTTAGTGCGATATGCGATTAACATCCCTAATATAATATAATGTATGTGCGTATATGTATCCTATACATAAGCCTTAATACTGGTCCGTTAGTTACGGTCGGTATATATAAGCCGTAAAAACATACGATACGCACATATTGTAATGTAGCTATCATTGGTGTACATTGGTAACGGTTACAAGCCCGTATGGATACAGAGTACAGTATATAAACTTAATACATTATAATATGAAAGCAAAAAGAATATCACAGAAAGCGGTTAGAAGTATGATTAACAGTAATACCGTATTATTGCACATCGGTAAATTTAAAAAAAGGAAGCGTACCAACTTAAGGCGCGCGGTTGACGAATGTGTGTATGCTAGTCGGTTGTATTATAATAAGGAATTGCAATCGGATTTTGAAAAAATAGAACACTTGAAATATAGTCAACCCGATATACTGTTTAAGGTTAAGTTATACGAAACACATATTGCAGCGCTTAACGAATACACGGAATATCATATTAGTTTTGACAAAACGAGCAAGTATTATACATTGGTTATAAGTGGCATACAGTTTTTAATTGTATCAGATATGGGATGGTGTAATATCTACCAGGTGTTTGAGGCGAAAGGAGATGATAAAGAATACAAACTAACTGTAGAATTCCGTAATGGACAAATATGCTGTTATTTAGGGAAAACGAAAAAACAAGCCATAGCCGAATTTAAGCGTGATTTCGGGAGTTTTAGAGGTTTTGTCAAGAAAGAATGGGAATTAGTATAATCAAATTAAATATTACAATTATGGAAAGATACGATTATCTGGAAGCGGTTAAAGAGGATGTTTTGAACTATATCAACGAAAACAATATAGTAGTAACCTCCGAAAATAGGGACGAAGTGGAACAGGATCTTAATGATACACTGTTTACATGTGATAGCGTAACAGGGAACGCATCAGGATCTTACACATTTAACGCGTGGACGGCTGAGGAATACCTATGTCACAATTGGGATCTGTTAGGGGAAGCGTTAACGGAGTTCGGGTGCGATATAAGCTACCTAGAAAAAGGCGCAGAAGCGTGCGACGTTACTATACGTTGCTACCTGTTAGGGCAAGCAATTTCGGAAGTTTTGGACGAAGTGGAAAGGAGGAAAGAAGAATGAGAACGTTTTTTGCGCAAGTTAGCACAAGGTATCGGGCAATTAGAGTTTGCCCGTTTACCCCCGCACATGTAGCCAAGGTTTTTGGCGGTTATATGTGTTTTGAAAGTGATAATGATTATAGAGTTTGGAAAAATCAAAAGTAAAATAGCAATGAGAACAAATAATAACCTAGTAGATTTTGCGAGCATATCGACATACGTGGCTTCTGAAAGTTTAGTACAGGAGGCAAAAGACAAACATAGTGATATATACCTTAATTTCGCGTACACCGATTATGGTGGATCATTTTTAGAAAAGGTTATAATATCTTACTTTAAAGAATATTACCCGGAAAATATAGTACATGAAAAAACGTCCTTTAACGGTGAAAACGCGTTTATTTTTGGGGAACCTGCAAAAGAATTGTATAACCTTATGAAAGTTTACAATGTATTAGGATTCGATGATCTAGAGGACTATTATACAGAAATGGAGTATAATATGATAACAGAAGAAGCACAACAATATATTGACGATAACGGGATAAGTAATGATTTGCTTGATATTGTGTACGAATGGATCGGAGAAAATAGTCGTTTAGAGCCTAATTTTGTAGATTATTCGGAAATTGATCTAAACGAATATTTGCAAAAAATTAAGTCAAAAAATATACGGAATGATTGAAACATTAATACTATTAGGTTGCTTGTACCTATCCATACGGGTAACCGACTATATCGAAAAACAGAAACAAAACAATAACAATTAAAACGTAACATTATGGAAAGAAGAAACGACATACCCAATTATATACATAACACAAGCGAGATATATAATATAACATCACGGCTGCAAAACTGTATAATCAAAAAAATAAACAAGGGCGTACAACCACAATTAGAATACCTTGCAAATTGTAGCACAATGAAAACCATAATCAGAGAAGCCGCCAAACTGTTATACAAGTATGATGGGATAACACCCACCAGACAAGAAAAACAGGAACCTCCTAGGAGCACGCCAAATATATTCTTGACAGTGTGCAATACTCTATTAAAAAACGTCAATAGAGGGCAAAATAAAGCCCTGTATTGAAAGATACTCAACAAACCAATATTCTACCATCAATAAAACAAAAACATTATGATACAATTTACTATTGACAGTTTTAGCGGCGGTATATCAGGCCGCCCGTACAATTCGATCAAAGACGCAATAAAAGACGGTGGTTACTCCGTTTGGTGTAATGAAAAAATTAAACTAGCGTTTAGTTTTGGGAACGGCACGGAAAAAGATTTTAAAATATATTGCAAAGACAACAAATGTAAGATTATAAGCGAAAACGAATTTTACAAAGAATTATATTCTTTGCCGTTAAACGAACAAGAAACACATATGAGTTTTATTCGGGAACAATTAAGTCATTACAATAACCTATAAAACGGGAAACAATGAAAAAGAAGTACGCCAAAGACCAATTACAGGAAGCGATTAAAAGCATAAACAATATATGTACAAACAATGTCGGATGTTTTCAAGAGCCGATAATATCAAGTAGTTGCCCGACATTTGACAAAGCAACTGCAAACTATATTCAAAAACGACTTAATATATATCTGCAATCGTGGGTATTACTAAGACTCGATAGGGTATTAAACGAATTGTCCAAGTAATTTTTAAATATATGGAAAAACAGGAATTTATAAAGAAATACAATGATATCAAAGATGATATTATTAAGTCAATGGATAAAGCCTTAGAACGTGCTTTAGGTAATGAAGTAATAAAACTGGACGAATGTAAAGGTAATTATCTAGATGTTTACCCCTTGTTAGGTGCGGTTTTACAAAAAGAGTTGAGCTATATATTAGACGGTAGCCCTACTTATAGCCGTTCTTTAAAACGAAAAGCAACCAAATATAATAACGATTATAGAATATGGCACGATTATGCCGGAGATTATAAAAATAAATAAATATTATTACAATGAAAAAACAAAACTTACAAAAAGAATTATCTCCTATCCTTGAAAACGAAAGTATTAAGATAGGAACGTTTAAAGCTAGTAGAAGTATTGATACATTGGATCTTATCAAGGAAAATATCAAGTTTTGGAAAAGCTATGACGGGCACAAGTTACCCGAAAAACAGGTTAAACGAGCGTATTATAACGGCACCAGGACGCAAAACATAGTCAAACTGTACAGAAATACGCCCGAATTGATTAAGTTTGTAAGAGAGCACGCAAACGACTATAAAACGTTAAATCGAAAAGATATACCCAACTGTATAACCTTTGAAAGCGATTACCACACGGGAACACGTTATTTTTCCGTATTTATTGAAAAATTTGGGGAAATAAGTTTTAAAGAAGTTTTGAATGTTTTCCCGTTACTTCCAAAATCATATTTGAACGAATAATGAAAGTGATTAGAGTGATTAGAGTTTTAAGGAGAATACTAACTGATTCAGATATAATAGATCTGTACGGTCTGTATTGTGAGTTTTACAAAAATATACAATAATATTAGATAACATTGTAACCGTACCGTTTGAACAAATGAGAGAGATACGCAAGGAATTAGACCGATTTGTTAAGCCTATACAGATAGAGGTCATTAAGAGCGATTTTGAAACGGTTTCATTCAGGGAATTAAGATAAAGCGGAAATAATGTGAAATATTTTCCCGGTATGGAGAACAACAAACAGAGCGACACTGTTACCGGGAGCAATTTTTGACTTAAAAACATACGATTATGAAAACTTTAGAATTGTACAACAAGATCAAAGAATTAGGCATTAATGCGGAAATGATATCTATGTTTTCTTATAGAATTAATAAGGATAAGAGATTTAATACGATAGAAGTATTTGAGGCTCCATCTATTGAATTAATTGAATTATGTGATTATTATAACTGTAAATTGATGGCAAACATTTTGAATAAAAAAAATGAATATGGAGAATTTGATCAGGTGGTAGTCTATGAAGTTTATCCGATTAATCTGAATGATATAGAGTTTGTATAATAAAAATTTTTTCAATTATGACACATAAAGAAATAGAAAACGAACTTGGCTGGTGGGGAGATATTATCAGAGAAAACCATGATAGATACGCTTATGTTAGACAACATTGTTCTAATAATGTTTGCGATTTAAAGCCTATAACTTATAGTGCTTTGTGGAATTTATTGCTGCATTCCAAAGCGAATGACCTTTATTTCTATAACGAGAATCATGCGATAGACGAAACGTGTGTGTTTTATGAGTTCTACTATGATCTTGGTTTTGAACTCCCTGAGGATAGAGGTTTTGATATGAATGATTATCCACATATTTGTATTGAGTTGAATGACGAAGATGGATATGAAGGTGATACTGATATCTTCATGTTGGACGAATGGCCTGTTTCTGAGGATATGACGGATGAGGATAAAGAACGGTTTGATACGATACGAAAAAAATCTCCTATCACATTGATTAATAATTTAAGCGATTTGAAATAATGGGAACGAACAATAAACAAGCTATCCTGGAAGGACGGAAATGGGATGTGATAGAGAGTGTTGACGGATATTTTTCCGGGGAAAAGAACGGAGTTATCATACAAGGAACGACAATGAGTGATCTGTATGAAAAATGTAAATCTTTTGATATAGCTTCGGTTATGGAGAAGATTAATACGGGTGACAATCTGAACGACTGGGAAAAATGCTTAATAAAAGTTAATAAAAAGTTGTTTGCAAACCAATAAACTATATCTTTGCCATATGAGAAAGAAATACGTGGCATATTATAAGGGATGTACAATAGAGGTCACAGGAGAAAAAGACTTCATGTACCGGATAATAAAAGGTGAACGGATGGTTCTCTTTGTAGATATGTTTTACAGGTCTACAACTGATGCGTTAAAGGGCGCAATGAGGTGGGTGGACAATAATGTTAGAAAGGAGTGATTTTATGCTTTTTGGAATTGTTTTTGCTATGATAATGAAAGCTATATGTGGAAATATGTTGGACGATTGATGATTGTCATTGTATGGCTTATTGTGTTACAGATTTTGTCAGAATGTTAATTATGTGTGTATATGTATATGACTAAAGAAGAATTTAAATCAAAGAAAGAAATTATCAATTCAAAGATAAGAGAATTGAATAACGAAATGATAAAATTAAAGAAGGAGTACATTGAATCCAATGTGAAGTATCCTATCGGAAGCAAGGTGTGTATTACTACTAATGAATCAAAACGATATGCCTATATCAAGGATTATAGGATTGATTTTCTTGACAATATTGAACCATTGTTTAACAAGGTGAAGAAAGATGGAACCATGTCGGAGATGGGCTTACATGTTTGGTCTTATCAATGCCCTACGATAGAACTGGTAAAGGAGTAATTGTTATGGCAAAGGTAATGAATTTAGGAGTGCATTGTAGTGAGTGCATACACTATCAAGGTATTCGTCCGTTTATGTATTGCATGGCTTTACAGAAAAGAATAATGGCTAGGAAAACACCTAAGTATTGTAAACACTATAAAAAGAATAAAATATGACTAAGAAGATTGCTGTTATAGGTTCAATGATAAATTCATCCGAATACCTTCTATTCGAAAATTTGGAAACAGGATATTCCCTTGAACGTTATGATTCTGTTGAGGAAGCTAGAAACAGTGATTGTGATGCTGTTATAGTAACCGATAAGGATAAGATTGATAATGAAGAAACGTCTATTCTATATTACAATGAGCCTGTTGTTGAAGGTTTTGATATGATTTCATTTGATTCACCTAAAACGAAATGCCGTATCAAGGACGATAGGTGTGTCAGAAAGCAGATTGCGAAACGTAGAAAAAGAAACAAGAATCCTAAAACACATAGGAAAAGATGAACACATTTTACGGAATCAGCTTTGCAATATACTTTATACTTATCACCCTTGTATTGACCACACTCATATATGGCTTAAAAAGGAATAAATATAAGTTTTGGAAGTGGGTGATTATAACATTATCCTACTTCATATTTGTTATTATTTACACAATTTTTTGTTTACGATAATGGAAAAGGTAGAAGTAGGAACCCTTGACGAGAACGAACTGTTTGAACACAGGGGTACAATCTATGAGGTTTTATATAAGACGGATTATTGTGTCCGTTGCCAATACCCGAATGACAAATACCGTTACCGGGATAAATGGAAGTATCTATATACCGAGTTTAGTTTATGGACAAAAGTGAACAAATTATGAAAACACTGGTTTTTGATGTTATGCTTGACGGGCGGTTTGTACATACGTTCAGATACCAATATTGCCCGTTGTTCCCAATAGACGAAGAGGAACTGGAGAAGTTTGTCACTGACAGGCTTCCTACATTGAAAGGTAAAGATTTTAAAATAGTATTTTAATATGAAACAGACAGTAGAAGAAGCAGCAAGGAGATATTCCAATGATTGCAAAAACAGGCAGCATCATTGTGAACCGTACTGCATTGTTGACTTTATTTCTGGTGCCGAATGGCAGTCAAAGCAATCTCCTTGGATAAGCGTGGAAGAACGGTTGCCGGAAGAGAGTGGATATTACTTTATTACTGATGGTGCTGTTGTTGAGAAAGTTTATTTCTTTAAAAAATGGAATAAGTTTGCAGAACTCGGAGAATATTCTCACCTGTTCTACGATGAAGGCGTAATAAAAGCATGGCTTCCTATCCCCTCATTCGATGAAATACTCGAAGCCAACAAGGATGTGCTAGAACGGATTAAACAGAAAGGAGATTGAACGGTATGAAAGTCAAGAACGGAATAATAATAGACGGGATGCTGCATGAATTGTGCGTTGGAATATGTGATGAGTGCTCATTACAAAATGAGTGCGATGATAGTTCAGAAATCATTTGCGATATAGCTTACGAAAACCAAAACATGGACCAGTGCTTTGTCAGTCGTGGGAAAATAACAGATATTAAGATAGATAAGGAGGAAAAGAAATGAAACAGGTATTGTCATTCAAGCAAATGAAGCATTTACAAGAACTTGGATTATACCATATCTACACCTTGCAGGATATTCTCGATAAGCTGCCTTGCTTTATTGGCAATCAAGTGCTTACCATCCAAAAACTTGCGGATAGCTATACGTGCTTGTATATGGAATCTTATAAGATTACAGAGAGTAAAGAACTCATTGATGCAGCATACGATATGTTGTGCTGGTGCATTGAAAACGGATATGTTAAAGTTGGGAAGAAGGAATAACAATGAAAGCAAGAATAAAAAGAAAAATACAAAAAAGACCATTCCTATACAATGTAGGACAAGTTTTTAAGGCTTGTGATTGGCTTACTGAAATTCAGCGTGGAAATATAGTTTGGCATCGGTATCATTCATTCGGTACTATTACTAAGCGTTATGTTTAAATAAATGATTAAACAATGAAAGCAAGAGTAAAATCAACAGGAGTTTTGGTAGATGTAACTCCCCAATTAAACATCAACTCTCA